TCAATTTTTATCATCTTTTAACATCCTTAATTCATCAATTTGCTGTTGTAATTTTTCTATTTTTTCATTAATACTTAAAACATCTAACTTTATTTTATCTCCAAAAAGGTCTAAAAGTTTTCTTTTTACAATAGGTTCGCCAATAATATCAATTTGGTTTCTAATACGAGAACTGTTTTTTCTTATTTGTTCCGGGGAAGAATCTAATATTTCATCCACTAAATTGTTAATTTTATTCTGAGCGAATTTACCAACTAGTCCATCGTGCATAAAGAAAGAATTAGTTAGTAAATCATGAATATTAGCAGCAAAAGTTAATTGATTACCCTCTAAGTTTTTTACAGTACATACATTATTACCATTATCTTTTTTTAAGAAAATGACATTGTTACTAGGTAAATCAGATAAGATAAAGGGTGAATGCGTTGTTAATATTATTTGAATGTTCTTATCCTTATACATATAAGAAATAATGTCCATAAAAGTATAAAGCCAATCTTTTTGCCATTGGGGATGAAAGTATAAATCTCCTTCATCAATAAGAATTAAAGAATTACTTTTTAATTGCTCTTCTATAGAGTTGAATCTACTAAATAAGCTTAAAAATGCATATTCACCGCTACTCAATTGAGACCAATGCATTTCTATTTTAGGAAGTGAGAAGTTACAAGTCTTATATAAATCGAATAGTTGAGGGATATTAGGATCGTTTGTTTTTATATAAAATTCATTGTTATCGCGTTTGATTATTTCCCAGGAGGACAAGATAGCTATGAATTCCTGAATTGCTTCATAATTATTGTCTAAATCCTTAAGAAAACTATGAATGATTTGAGAATCTAGTTTTTTCTTTTTTAAAGCACTTTGTATGGATTTTTTAAATGAAAGATAAAATTCTTTAAAAATACCAACATTTGTATCTAGAGTTTTTAGTCCTGTTAATACATTCTTTCTTATATCCATAATTATATTCTTTTGCAATTTATAAGGGGCTTTTCCAAGCTGAGTAAATATATTTTCATAGAAAGGAGTGTAGGTATTTTCGTATACAATAGATAAAAAATCATTAGGATTCTTATAAAGACTTGTTCCATCACTGAACGTTAAAAGAGTTTTATTAAAAACGCTACTATAAAAATAGTGATGGTTCATGTGGAGTTGTATTTCTTTAGGGATATTTATTTTTTCATTCATTTTTAAATCATGTTCAAATTTTTTTGTAAACATAATTTGATTATAAATTTCTGTTTTTAGATAAAATTCATCCTGAGCTAAATTATTTGTCGATATATCAAAAGTACGTATGGATTTTTTCTTGTTATTTAAATCAGCCTTCATATCGTATACATTTGAGAAAAAAATAGCTTGAAGTGAAGATTCTGTAATATTGAGATAGTTAAAACATGTATCTTTAAATATAATAGTTGATTGTTTATGTATAATATTTTTTTCGTATATTAGTTCATCCTGTATATAAAAATCGAAATAATAATTATTTTGTTTTTTATATATGATAAAAAAATCAAAATCAATAGCATTTCTTTCTTCAATTAAGTTCATTATTGATTCTAATATTGTTGATTTACCTGTCCCATTTTCACCAACAATGCCAGTTACAGAATTAACTTTACAGCTTGTATTTAAAAAGTTTTTAGTATAAAAAAAATCTTTTATAAAGGAAAAATTTTTTTCTATTGTTAAATTTTTATCCTTTATGTCAAATAAAAATTCTCCTCCAAAATTTAAGGAAAGATTCTCTAAATATTTTTTTTGATTCATCCATAAGTATAGTATTTGCATAGCGATCTCCATTCTTTCATATTTTAATAATTTTATTATAGATATGTTATTGGAATATCTTTGTTGGATAACTGGTTAATTATGAATTCTAGTATGAATCGGTAAAGGTATATATAGTGATAAAATGAATGGGTAATAAAACAAATACACGCATATAAGCGTGTTATTGTTAATGAAAAATATTAATTTTTATTATATTTCTCATTCTGCATTATGAATGTCCAAAAACGTTTTAATTCCTCACGTTTTTCTGGAGAAGCATCTTTAATATCTTTAAACCATATATTTAGGTCAGAATCTTCAAATATAATTTCTTCTGCACGTTCTTCATAGCTAATTTTTCTTCCAAGGAGGAAATCAGTTGTTACTTCAAAATAGTTAGCAATATTATTCAGAGTGTCATAATCAGGTTGTCGCTCATTTCTTTCATACATGCCAATAGTACTTTCACTAAGTTTTAATGTTAGAGCCAACTCTTTTTGAGTTATTTTTTTTTCTTTTCTTAGTTCACGAAGTATGGTACCAAATGTTTTCATATTATCACCTGCCCATATAATAACACACTGTGTGTTATCTAATTAAGTTTTTAACAAGAAATCACACGAAAAGTGTTGACAACACGTATTGTGCGGTTTATATTGGGAGTAAATCGCACAATGCGTGTTATTGAGGAGGGAAGGTATGGAAAAGAGAAAGGTAGCAGAAAATCTAGTTAGCTTACGAAATGGAAAATCTAGAGAAAAAATTGCAGAGGAAATAGGGATTAGCGTAAGTACATTACAGATGTATGAAAATGCAAAAAGAATTCCAAAAGACAGCATCAAAGTAAAATTGGCTAATTTTTATGGTGTAACAGTTCAATCTATTTTTTTTGATTACTAACAACACGAAATGTGTGGTTTTATAGAATTTACTAAGGAGGATAATTATGATTAACTTCGACATCGAATCTTTTCGCGAAATCATCCGTGAAGAAGTAAAAAAAGCAACGGAACATCTTCAGCCAATGAAAGAATTACCGCCATTTTTAACTATTACGGAATTAATGGAACTGTTACATATTAAACGCACCAAGGCATCTGAGTTATTAAACCGTTCTGATTTTCCAGTATGTCGTGAAGCGGGAGTTCTTATTCCTACACATCTTCTTTTTAAGTGGATGGAAAATCACACTGAATGGGTAGAAAACAATACAGAGTATTACAATCCATTTAAAGAATCCGTCTAATAACAAATTAACATAGTAAGTTGTCACAAATAAATATTGCTTTAGGTACGAATGGGGGAAGTAAACGATGTCCATAGGAAAAGAAGTTGCTATGGCACGCAAACGAAAGGGAATCACCCAAGAACAACTCTCCTTAGAAATCCCAGTGAGTCGTGAGTCACTAGCAAAATATGAAACTGAACAACGACGCTTACCAGAAGATTTACGAAAATGTATTACTGAAGGAATTGATGATCCGCAGTTATTTTTTAAAATGTGGAGTGAAGCAACGGGGGATGTAAGTATCCCGTTCTTCAACGGAGAGCAAATAGACCTTCATCCTACAAGTATGAGATACATGGTTTATCAAGAGACAAATGAAGCTTTGGAACAACTCGATACAGTATGTTGGTTTAAACCTTCACAAACTTGGTCCGAAAGTGAGAAAGAGGATTTGAAAAAGGTAATGCATGAAGTCCTGGATGCTACAGGTTCGATGATGAGCCTCGTAGCGGTCCTATGTGATCAATACGGTATTTCAATGAAAGAAGTCTTTAAGTACTGGAAAGTATCATTACGAGCTAGGAAGTATATAAAAGCTTAATTTAATTATTTTATTGGGGAGGTTTAAGTTATGACAATTGATTATGTAAGTCCAACTTTAAATCAATATAAAGTTCTAATTCGTAAGGAAGCAAATTTATATGGTGATATTCGGATTGCAGCAGTTTGTGGAGACTATATGAAAGCTAGGGACCTAAAACAAGAGAAGAAATTAATGGAGATAAGAATTCGAATTATAGAAGCAGCATTTGTTTTGAAAAACAAAAAGAAAAAAGGAAAGGCTACCGCGTAGCCTGCGGTAGCCAATCATGACAGTAGATAAATTATAGCATATAACAATTTAATACGACAAGCTGTTGTGCTTGTCGTTATGACCAGGAGGATTTGTTACCTCTAATCCTTTTATATACATTACTTTCTGGTCATAACGATGCGTACAGTATCAAATTATTAAAAATGGGGGGCAAATTATGAAAGTAGAATGTAATCGTCTGTTCGACTTAGTTCTACCAGGTGATTTTGCTTTTGCAAATGAATTACATAACTGCATGGTGACATGTATTCATAACATGTTCAATGCTGGTTCATTAGATGAAGCAAATCATTGGGAGAAGGAATTAAATAGATGCGCAAAAGAATTCAAGAGCCTTCGTAATGAAAAAGAGGATCACGATGTATCAAAGAGTTATCGTGTAGTTGTTAAAAGCCTTCAAGGGCAGGGGATCAATGCATCAGTAGTTAGTCGAAGAAAATAAAAAATCTATCACTTTGCAGAGTGATAGATTTTAGACTCTTATAGAGAGTTTTTCTAAAAATTGAATTGGATTAAGTATATCAAAGCAAATCAAGTAAAACAATGGAGGATGAATAATATGGCAGTTTATAGACCTGTTCAAGTTTCATATTGGCAAGATGCTTTCGTTTTAGATCTTACACCGGAGGAGAAATACTTCTACTTATACTTAATGACTAATAGCAAAACTTCTCAGAGTGGTATCTATGAGCTTCCACTACGAGTGATAGAAATGGATACAGGGTATAACCGTGAAACGGTTGAGAAGCTGCTAGAGCGGTTTGCTGATTACGGAAAAATTCATTACAACAAAAAGACGAAAGAAATTATGTTGATTAATTGGCTTAAATTCAATGCTATTACAAATATGAATATTGAAAAGTGTGTGTTAAAAGAAATCCAGAATATTAAGTGTGAAGATTTTTTAATTGATTTTTATGAGACATGTTTAGAGTTAGAAAAGCAGCAAGATTTTAAAATTCCTCGTATTAAGGAATACTTCCAAGCTCGTTTTGAGTGGCTTATAAGGGGCTTCGAAGACCCTATGAAGGAAAAAGAAGAAACAAAAACAGAAACAAAAGAAAAAGAAGAAACAAAAACAAAAACAAAAGAAGAAGCAGCAAGCTGCTCAAGTGATAAAAAAGTTGTAGAAGAAAATCCAATAGCATTTTATGAGCAAAACTTTGGAGTTCTTAAACCATTTGTGGCTGAAGGGATTAATGCGTGGATCGAAGATTTGAATGCACAGCTTGTTATCAAAGCAATGAAAATAGCCCTTGAAAAAAATGCACCTAATATGTCTTATGTACAAGGTATTTTAAGAGATTGGCATGCTAAGGGGTATAAGAGTATTACTGATGTTGAAGCTGCACAAGCTCAATTCCGTAAGAAATACCAGTCTCGTGGTGGAAGAAGCAATACTAGAAAAGAAATCGTCCCTGATTGGTTACATACTCAAGATACAGAAGAGCAATCTCAACTTGGAAAGCACGTTGAAACGGATTTAGAGGGTGAACGTAAACGTTTAGAACAAGTGTTATCTAAATATAAAAAAGAGGCTTAGGAGGATTGTAATGCCAAAGCAGTTAACAATATTTGATGTTGAGTCTGTAGTAGCATTCGATACTGAGAAAGCACACATTCATCGATTAAGTTCTAAAGTTCGTTTTACGGATGTAGTTGTTCAAGTGCCAAAACAAGTAAGAGCTACTGATGAATTAAAACCAACAACAGCGCCAGATGATCAGTATGAATTATTTGAGGAATATACAATTGGAATTTGGAGATTTAAGCGAGTGGAAGATAAGCAGTTCGATTGGGAAGAAGCGGAGGAGCTTTGCAAGTCTGCGAGAGATAATAAAGAACCGATTTCAATACGACTTTATTTATCATTGGAACAATCATTTGTTCCAGAAAATGTTGTGCGATACTTGTAGACAAACAAAAAAGCCGAGATTGCTCCCGACTTGCTTCGACAAAATAATCATAACATACGGGAGTGGTCTTAGTGGGAATTATTAAAGAAAATCTTGTAGAAATGACAGCTGAAATAGATTTGAAAATAAACGGAATATATGTTGTTAAAAATGGTCAGGTCCAACTAATAGAACCACCCCAAGGTGGATTTGGTGAACAATCATTTGTATATCAAAGTGGAAAAGTAATTCGTATGGAAGAACGAAAAACACAGTTACTTTAATCAAATTTGAATTTTGTAGAGAAATGAGGAATAAGAAATGGATCCAAATACAAAGGTGTGTTTTACATTGGGCATCGGTTACGTAGGTGCAACACATGATGAAACATTCACGTTATATGATCCGAAAGTAGAAAAGGATGTAGAACAATTTCTTGAAGAACAATGGCGAGAGTGGTCAAACAATTATATTGATGGTGCATGGAGTTTTGCAGAGGAAAACTAAACAAAAAGCGTTAATTGAATAGATAAATCCAATCCACTCCAAATGTGTTTCTTTGGAACGGATTGGAGTAGTGAAGCTATTTATCACTGGTCTAAGGAAGAACGAATGTTTTTTGCTTAGTGATATCCGCTGTGAAGACAGCTGTTACATTTGAGTTTTTTAAATGTATAGCTATGTCTTTACCAAGCGAATCTGTTACTTTCTTAAATTGTTTATCAGTAATAGGTGTTCTCCTGATGCAATGATAATAAATTGCTTCATTCGGTAGCACAGAATTACTGTTGGCATCTCGGATTTTTTGTATGCCTTCACGACTATCAAGAAAAGAGATTTTAAAATCATCATTTGAGTTGATTACACTTTGAATTGACTCTTTAAGTTTTTTCTGAAACTCGGTAAATCCTGGGTTTGTTGTGTTGCTTAATCCAATAGCGTATGTATAGTAACGACCCCAGTGCATACCAATATTAGCAACACCATTTTTGAAAATGACTGGGTAATTTTTAACAAAAGAGATTTTACTATTTTCGCACACAAGAACCAAAAATTGATTTTCTTCTTTGTTAGAAAAGAATATTTTAATTCTATGCTTTTTAAAGTCAAACGAAATTTCTAGTATTTTATCAGGATTTATAGAGCGCAATATTTCATATTCTTTTTGAAATTTCATTAAAAATACACCTCCTAAATTTGTCAATATTCGACATTTAGGAGTGTAAGTCCTGCATGATTTGTAGAGATAGGCTGGAAATTGAACAAAAGCGTTATTTGAATACAAAACAAAAATAAGGGAGCGATAATAATGAATTTAGAAAACAGCATTAAAGACGTGATTGGCAAGAAGTTAGCAGAGGGAATGGTTGAGAAGTTAATTGAGGAACAGTTAGAAAAAGGCATTAACAATGCATTAGGAAGTTTATTTGGATCATATGGCGATTTAACAAAAGTGATTGAAGAAAAAGTGAAGTCGGTTATGGTTCCATATCTAGAAAACTATGATTACTCGAATTATATAACTAAATTAGACAGCGTAATGGTCGATGTTCTAAAGAATTCAGCATTAGAAAACAAAAAGTTATTAAGTAATTTCCAAGAATTAATGATACCGGCAGCAGAAAAAGAAATTAAGGTAACAGACTTATTTGATAAATGGAAAGAACATGTTGAACAAAATGTAGAAACAGATGGATTAGAAGTTGATTACGATGATGAACCAACGTATGAATATGTGGATGTTAGATTTGAAGTAGTTGAGGATGATGATAGGGATTGGAGTTCCTTTAAATATGCAACATTAGTATTTGAATGTGATCATGATGAGAAAATGAACTTTGCCATTCGATTATCTAAATGGAAATCAGGAAAAGGTGAAGGATGGGACATGCAATTTGATAATGTTCCTGATTTAAAATCTTTAAGAAATTTAAACTCATTTGAACTGCTATTAATGAAAATGAATCAAGATCGTACGCAAATAATTCTTGATGAAATAGATGACAGTGATTCCATCGTACCAGAAGAAAGACCAGAGTTATCTTATTAATAATAGGCAATTGGTACTGTACTTACCTAGCGATATTAAAGAGGGGTTTAAAAAAAGTACAGTACCAATTTAATAGGGTTCTAAAACCAAACAAAATAGTTATTTTATGACGAAAAAATAAAAGAACCCGTTTGTTATAAACGGATTCTTTCCACAAGGTGTGCAAGAAATTCAAGGTAACTGGACCAGAGCCACCTGTGGAATTCCTTGTGATAATACTGTATGCAAAGGAATCAATAAGGTTAATGAAATTTAAACAAAATCCTTATTTTAAAGCTAAAGAGCGACTTGTAGTGCGCTACTAATTTTGATCTTAGATTTCTTACTTGGAGGAATAAAATGCTCTTAAACAAAGTTTAGATAGACAATCGAGCCCATAATTACAATATAAAATACCGCACAAAAGAAGATTAAAATGTATTTTAATGTCTTGTTCATATTAGTACCGTCCTAAAAGAGGAATATTTGGATTTTAATAGGGTGTGTAAAAAAGGTGCATTTATACAAGGGAAGGGTAGCTAGCAAAAGTAAAACAAAATCTCTATTTGAAAAAACGAACAAAAAGCACTACCAGATCCAGTGAAAGTTCGTGATTTAATACAAAATCGTTATTTTAATTAAAAGAGCAGCTAGCAAAAGCTAACTGCTTGTTGAAAAAAGAAATCTACACCAGGTTATTTACTGCCAGAGTTTCAAGAAATAAATGATTAATTTAATTTTTCAATTACAATCGAAGCATTTATATTTGTTTGTGTTCCACCTGCCAAAGTCTGTAAAGTAACTGCAGCAGCGGAAGTATGATTATTAAGGGTAATAATATCACCTGCGGCTAAAGAGAGAATTGTTTGCCCATTGTTTTGCTGAGTTCCTGCACCTGATCCATAAACTGCGCTGGTAACCGGAGCACCATTTAAAAAAAGTGTGAATTGATTAGGCTCAACTCCTGATACAGAAAAAGAAATTTTATAATCTCCTGCATTAAGAACCATTAATTGAGAAGTTCCCAGTGTATGAGTAAAACCAGATGTCATTCTACCATGTGAATTAAAAAGAATAGGTGCTTCTAAGGCAACAACTTGAGCTGCTGTATTGAAAACATAAGCATAATGAGATAACCCAGATACTGTAAGACCGGTAGGCCCAGTAGGTCCGGTAGCTCCAGCGGTTCCTGGTAATCCAGTAGGCCCAGGAATGCCTTGGATGCCTTGGATACCTTGAAGCCCAGTTGGGCCAGTCGGGCCGATAGGTCCAATAAGTCCCGGATCACCTTGAATACCTTGGATACCCTGAATTCCAGTCGCCCCAGTTATTCCAGTGGGTCCAATAGGACCAATAGGCCCCGGATTACCTTGAATCCCCTGAATCCCTTGACTTCCTTGAGGTCCAGTGGGGCCAGGAATGCCTTGGATCCCTTGGATACCTTGAAGTCCGGTTGGTCCTGGTGACCCAGAAGGTCCAGTGGGGCCAGTCACTCCGGTTGGTCCTGGTGGTCCCCCAGAAGGTCCAGTCGGGCCCGTTGGTCCTGGCGGTCCCCCGGAAGGGCCGGTAGGTCCAACAGCTCCAGAAGGTCCAGTTGGACCTACAGAACCAGGAATGCCAGGAATCCCTTGAGGGCCGGTCGGCCCAGGAATCCCTTGAATGCCAGGAATCCCTTGAATGCCAGGAATCCCTTGAATTCCAGTGACCCCTGTTATTCCAGTGGGTCCAATAGGACCTTGAATGCCAGGAATGCCTTGGATGCCTTGGATACCTTGAATTCCAGAAGGTCCAGTTGGACCAATAGATCCAGAAATCCCAGGAATCCCTTGAGGTCCAGAAATACCTTGAGGCCCAGTAGGTCCCAGGCTACCTTGAATTCCAGTAGGCCCGGTAGGTCCCCGAGGTCCACCTGAAGGTCCGGTAGCTCCAGTAGGTCCCGAAGGTCCAGTAGCACCGGTTAATCCAGTAGACCCGATTTGAGGTAAAGGAAAGGCACATGGAAAGGGTATGTGACAATTCTTTTTAAATTTACTCATTTTTACACCTCCCTTATAAATTAACTAACAATTTATATTTATACTTTAACAACTTATGAGTAAACAGACACACGGGTGTAAGGAAAAACCCTACAATAATTACATAAAAGGTTTTAAGAGCAAGCCTTTATTTCACATTCCATACCAAAAAGAGCACTATATAAGTGCTCTTCGGATCAAAGCTCTTAGTGTAAAAGAGTACATGATACCAAATGTAATTTTTTTATGGACGTGAAGTATTTGAACAAAAAAGCTATTTAATTACTAAGTTATCGAGATGAAAAATGGTACACAAAGTTTTTTGTGCACCACTATATATAAACTATGTCTTGTCTTATTAATAATATGTCTACCTCATAAAATTGTGAACAGATTAAATAGAAGATTAAATTTAAAAGAGCAACCTTTGAGGATGCTCTTATGACCAGTACCATTACTGTAAAAGGATACGTAATATCGTATGTGTATTTTTCGAAAGGTGTGAATTATTTGAACCCAAAATTAATTTGTCACAACAAATCAGCAAGCCTAATTAGCTAACTACTTGTTGTACAAAAAAATTAGGCCCTACAAGTAAAGCTATGTAACTTTAAGTTACAGCTATAGTATAAGCGGAATCGGAAAGGTTATGTGGGAGTGAAAATGAACTTAATAAAAGTTTCATTTTGTAGAAAAGAGGAAGCTAAAAAAGAGCACTATATATAAGTGCTCTTGTCGAGAGTGAGTATAAATTCCTATCATTCTATATTAGTATATGCACTGTATTATGTAGTTGCTCCTAAAGTTAATGTCAGTTTTTAAAATTAGAGGTTTCTTTTAATGAAACCTCTAAAAAGACAACTAAAGTTACGTTATAGTAAATTCAATTGCAATAGGAGTACCCCCATCTAGGACGGCTCCTCCTACAATAGTAGCAGCTGTAGTAGTCACACCCGTAATAGTATCACCAGTTTGAATAACGCCATTAATATAAAGCGTAAAAAAAGCATAAGAAGCAGGGAATGTTGTTACAGCACCAGTGTCATCAGTGAAGTCTGTGTTAGCAAAAGTTAAATCCGCTCCAGCGGCAGTTCCTGTTGCTGCTGTACTTACAAATCGTCTTCCAGCTATAAATGGCTTAACGATAGGCATTTATGTTCACCTCTTTTTAAGAATTAACTCGGACAAGTTTTTAGAAAGCTTGGTCCTGTATTTTATACTATGTTGTATTTCTATGAAAAGAAACGGCTTGTAAACTAGTATACAAACGCTATTTTAGTAAGGAACATTTAAAAGGACCCGATTAGGGGGACGGGTCCTTTTAATGAAACAATAACCTTTATAGGATTACCAATACATTACCATAAAAGGTAATTAGTTTCCATAGTGTGGATATTGAGAAATCTTTTTATAGCTACTTCATTCAGCACAACAAAGCAGCTAGCTGAAATAGCTAACTGCTCTATTGTACAATTTTAGAAGTTTCACTGGATACAGATATAAGTTGTAACGAAAAGTTACAACTATAGTATAAACAGAATTCGAAAAAATATGCAGGAAAGAAAACTAAATTAAAACTTCATTCAGCACAACAAAGCAATCAGCCTAATGAGCTAACTGCTTGTTGTACAAAAGAAAATTAGGCCCTACAAGTTAAGATGTGTAACTTAGAGTTACAGTTATAGTGTTAGCAGGACTGGAAATGTTATACGGGGATTAATACAACAAAAATTTCATTTTGTAGAAATAAGAAAATTAAAAAAGAGCACCATGCATAAGTGCTCTTTAAGATAGGAGGTAACACTTTGAGCTGAGGCTAGGTTAGAAGTATATGGTGTAAAAAAAGAAATAAGAACAAAATTTTATTATTAGTTCAATATAAAAAAGCAGTTAGCAAAAAGCTAACTGCTAAGCCCTCAGAGAAAGGGGAAAAGAACATTACAGAGGTCACTGTGAATTCAAGCTGTATCAGCCCATTTATAGTATTGGACAGAATTTAGAATTTTATTCGAATAAACTAAAAAGAGCAGCTAGCAAAAGCTAACTGCTCACCTCTCGACCAAGAGAGCTAGAGTGGGAAGAATTTAAAATAACCTTTTAAATTCTTGCATAGTATCGGAAAAAATTAGAATTTTATTCACGTAAAACTTAAATTAGGAAGTTCAATAATTGAATGTATCTATAGCATAGACAAGGTTTAAGAATTTATTCAAGGGAAATAAGGAATGGGTACTTATTGAAAAAAGGCAGTCAAGGAGTACTTCAAGAAGCAAGAGTTGGAACGCAATAAAAAGCAGTTAGCAAAAGCTAACTGCTCGAATCATGGAATGTGTTTAAGAAATGGGTTGTCTACAGTATTGACGTAATGTTGAGTTTTATTCAGGCGTAGAAGGTCTTTTTCAAAAGAAAAACGCTAGGATTTCTCCTAGCAAGTCACAGGATATTCGTGCATAGACAAATTTATTTATAATCTAACGCAATAACTAACTGTTCAAGATGTTAATGTTATTAATTTTTTTACGAGATAATTACATTTGCAAATTGAGAGTAAAGTTAGATTTGAACAAAATAATCCTTTTAAAGTGAAAGCAAACTGAATATAGTCCGGCTAGAAAACTAGAGGACACCAATTCATTAAAGCAGTAATTAAAGCTGTTTTAAGAATAGGTGTCCTTTTTATTTTAAAAAAGGGGATGGGGAAATGAAGGTGCTAAGAGATCAGTTACGTGAGTGGGAAAAGCAATCAAAACAAGCAAAGAAGAAAAATAAGAAAAAACGAAAAGAGAAATTAAGCACTCGTGACATTGAAGATTTAATGGGAATTCATGGGCCGCGTTATGAGCGTAGACGTGGAGCTTTAAGACAAAAGTAATTAAAAAATAAAAAGGAGTGGTCTTACATGACTAAACAATTATCTTTCTTACCAAAAATCGATAGAACGGCAACACAAGAGGAATTAGAAGGCGTGTTGGAAAGTGTACGTATACATAGGCAATTTGGGATGATGCGTAAAGAAATGAAAGTCACTCCTTCTTATGAAATGCGTGAACACGGGCCTACACATGCAGTTGGTAAGGCATTAGAAGATGTTGCTATAGCGAATATTCAACGAAGCAAACGAGAAGAGTGGCTTGAAAAAATGTCATTACGTATTGATCAGTTTCTAAATCGATTAGGAAACGGACGTGCAGGAAGTATTCAAAGAGATATTATTTATAAACGTTATTTAGAAGAAGAGGATGTGTGTGACTACATGGTTTATAACGAGATAGGGATGTCAGAGCGCACTTATCGACGTTGGAAATCTAAAGCGTTTTATAAACTTGCTTTTGCACTTGGATTAGAAGTTTACGAGACAGAAGAAACTGGAGGTAATGAATAGTGAATTTTGTTCAACCGATACGTGATCCAGAGCAAATACAACAGCTAAAAGAATTCTTTAAGGAAAAAAGCTTACGTAATTACATTCTCTTCATTATGGGTATTAATACAGGTCTTAGAATCTCAGATATTTTGAAACTAAAAGTAGGGGATGTCAAAGGCAGTCATATATCTATGAGGGAAAAGAAAACAGGGAAACAAAAACGCATACAAATTACTGCAGCACTGAAAAGAGAACTTAAAAGGTTTATTGAAGAAAGAGAAGACAATGAATATTTACTACAAAGCAGACAAGGGAAGAATCGTCCAATTGGTCGTAGCATGGCATATAAGATATTAAGTGGAGCAGCGGCAGAGTTTGGATTAGATGAGATAGGAACACATACGTTAAGAAAGACGTACGGGTATCATATGTACATGCAAACGAAAAACATAGCATTACTTATGGAGATATTCAATCATTCGTCAGAGAAGGTCACACTACGCTATATAGGCGTAAACCAAGATGCAATGGATAAAGCAATGACTAGGTTTAAAATCTAACCATTGTTTTTCTTTTTTATCTAGGGGTATTGCCAGCATTTTTGAAAAAACAAGCTAAGGGGATAAAAAAATTATATATTTTCCGGTGAATTCAGTAACAAACGAGAAGCCTAAAACCCACGCCAGAATAGGAAGTTATAAAAAGATGAATAGAGTTATAAAAGAGAAAAGGATTCTTTCTGAGAATAAGAACCCAAATTTTTATTGCTACCGACAATGATAGGTTATGTAAAACTCTCTTGAATACAGTATACATTTCGAAAGTTTTGTGGGGAATATTGGATAAGCATACAAGCGAAACCATTAAAACTTTAATAGTATTTATTATAACATTGAAAAGGAGATAGAATATGGAAGACTATAATAAATACTACAAAGATAAATACTACAAAGATAAATACTATAAAGATAAGTACTACAAAGATAAGTGCGATGATAAATACTACAAGTATTACAAAAATGAATTCGACGATCATTCTATTGAAATAAATGTAAATTGTTGTTCCGATCATAACAATAATAAGAAAGACGATCATAAGAAACATGATGATTGTTGTTGCAATCATAAAGAAGTAGAGAGGCAAGTTAATAACTCAGCCGATGATGTAGCTAATTTTCCACGCATAACTCAAAGTGAAACAAGCTTAGCGCGTTTTAATGATTTTATACTCTATGGATTTAATGATACTAATAACACTACACCCCCGCCAGAGATACCAGGGACTCATAGCTTTTCAGGATTTGCTTTCTCTAATAATTTAGGTGATACCTGGACTGATGGTGGTCCTGTACCTGTAAATCCAGGAGGATTCAATGACGGTGATCCTGTAATAGCTGTAGATAGAAATGGTGTTTTCTATTATGGTCAAGTTGGGAGAGAAGTTGTAGCAGGAACTCTGCAAGGTGTAATTAGTGTTTCAACTGGAACCGTTAATCCTACTGGAACTATCACAATGAATCTGCCTCAAGTTGTTGGACGAGGTCAAAATCCAAATCCTAATACCGCCTCTCAAGATAAAGAATGGATTGCAGTAGGACCTGATGCTGATAATCCAGGGAATGAAGCACTGTATATTACGTGGACTGATTTTACTGTTAACCCAAGGAGTATTCGCTTTTCAAAATATACAACAGGAGTCAACTTAACACCTATCATTACAGACCAAGTTATTGTTCCTCCGGCACCAAATACTTTTGTCAGTGGGTCTTTTGTAGTCGTAGATAATCGAGGTGTCATCTATGTCTTTTATGAACAAATATTGGAGCCTCGAAATAATTTAAATAATTCTAACAGGACGATTCGAATGCTTAAATCAACTGACGGTGGCAATACGTTTCCAATCAACGTGCCAGTTTCAACACCTTTCTTTGCGGCAGCAAATGAAATATCAAATTGTGCTGGAGATAATCGTCCAACAATACGTGTTGATAATACAAGACTGATTCGTACGAATGAATTCCCACAAGCTGCTATTGGACCAGATGGCACTTTATATGTTGTATGGAATGCTGGTAGAGTTATTGGGAATACGCGTTTTATTGATGTCCTTTTAGCATATAGCACTGATGAAGGAAATACATGGAATGAAGTGAATATCTCTACTCATAAAAGTTTAACCTTTTCATTTTTCCCATCAGTAGCAGCCAATTGTCAAGGAGCTCATATTCAGTATAATCGTTTTAATGACCGTCGTGGTAGAGTCAGTGGAGTGGGTGATGGAACATTCGCAATATTTATGAAAAGCTTCTCTCTTTTTGATGGTTTAGGTGAAGAGAGGATGGTAAGTACTGAATTTTCTCCAGTGCCGATTACGATTGCTAATCCTGATCCCATACCTTCCGGATGCTATATGGGTGATTACAATCAAATCATTGCAGGTCCCGGAAGTTGTTTACTTCACTCTTGGGGTGATAATCGAAATGTTCTAAATGGTCAAATTAATTCTGATGTCTTCTTCAAACTAACAGCTCCAAAGAAGAAACATAACTGTTGCTGTGATATAGAAAGACATGTTTAAAACGAGGTAAATCCTCCATCTCTTTCTCTTCTGAAATCCATTAAAAGTCAATTTCCTTATTTCCTCTCAAATATTTGTACTATCTATAAAAAAGTTATTTTTACAAACAGGCTATCTACCGATAACGAATTTTACGTTAACTAGCCTCTCTTGTGGGGGGCTAGTTTTTTGCTTAGCGTGTTTTTTCAAAAATGTCGGTGGTATCCCTACACAGTTACTCATAATTTTCGTACTGTGTAACTCAAAAGAGAAAGTGAAATGAAATCAATGATATCAAGGGATTCAGCGAAAGGTTCAGTTACACACAATATAAGATATGGGTAAGTGGTAGTATCAAGGAATTGAATGGTGTATATACATAAATATAAAATGTAAGGGGGAGGTAATTGTAATTCATGTTAAATGAAGAACTATTAGAAGTAATAATTAGATACAAAAGGAATACTGGAAGAAATCCTGATGTGTTAAAGCTAAATCCAACTTATTTTAGAAATATTCTAGAAGAATTGAATTATCCACAGTGGATTATAAAAAAGAAAATGACAGAAATGAAAAAAAGTATTTTCGGTGTATCAGTGGAATTAACAGATGCAGTGGAAAAATTTGAACTATGAAAAAGTTGGCAGAGTCGTGACCGCTTTTTGGCAGGAAATGTGCCGGTTATTTTGGAATTAACGTGTTATATTTGTATTGTGGGAAGTGGCGGGAAACACAACTCATTATGTTGTTTTTAAAATTCTAAACGGTTCGTAATGATGGCACATAAAATCCGAAACCAGCAGATGGTAACGATTGAATGATACCGTTATTAAGGAGAGCTTTTGCTCTTCTTCCAGTTACTTAATAGTGTATTAATAGATTGATACTTAATATTAGGTGATTGGAAGAAGGATAAAACTTCATTTACCGTAATTGAAGTACAAATTAATAATTTATATCAAAGCGTCCATTCGTGCGCTTTTTATTATTTGTGTGGGAGGTAGAATTTATATGACGGAAACACATTTAAGTGATGAAATTGCAGGGGAAAATTATAGAAGAAGCTAACAAGCTGCATAAGTAACTCGGATTCAATGTAGATTTAGAGTTGCTTATACTAGTGCAGAAAAGATTATTGATCGTCTTGAAGAGAATAGAGTTATTGGTCCGTATGAAGGAAGTAAACCAAGAATAGTATTAATTAAAGAGTAGCATCCAAAACGGGTGCTTTTTTCTTTGTTATATAGAAATTACACATTAAACGTATTTAAATACTGTTTTAGGTATAACATGAATTGACTCATCAATGGTACAGATAACGGATATTTTTCTATTTAGATTAGATGTTAAATGTACCGTGAAACTCTTGGAAATACAATGCTGGAAAAATATAATGATATTGGTATATTACAGGAGAAGGCGCAATTGTAGGAGTAAAGGGGATATGCCCAGGTTGCATACCATATTGACCATATGAAGGATGGTGAATTAAATGTTGCCAAGTCGAAGCTGGAGCTACAACAATCCTCATCGGGAAAGGATTCATAATATAATCACTCCTAAAGTAGTATTCATGTAATAGGGTATGCGCTTACTGAATATAGATGTGCATAATCTAGGTCTATAAACATAATAATCAACGGACAGAAAATAGGGTTACTAATCTTATGATGTGTCCATTATGGGTGTTTTATTTTACTATGTAGATAGAACAAACATGTGTATAGCAATTATCGTAGGCGCTGCCGTGATCTGGGTGGTGCCTTGTTTGTTGTTAAGGAAAGATAAGGATTAACAAAACAAACTCAACTCAACCCATTTAATGGTAATTGATTGGAAATATAGTCTAATGTAACACATCATATATTTTGTTACATTAGATTTCAGAAGAGAAATGCTGTTATATCAACGTTTCTATTGTTTTATAAAAATAGATACCATATTTTATGTAACATATTGTATAATAAAGATACATCTAATGTAACATAATGTATGGAGGGGTAAGGAATGAAGTTTGTGCAACCAATTCGAGATAAGAAAAAATTAGAAGAAGTGAAAGAGGTTTTACGTCGCCAGTCTTATCGTGATTTGTTTTTATTTGAAATGGGAATCAATACAGGTCTAAGAATTAGTGACTTATTAAAGTTACACGTAAATGATGTGAAAGAAAGAACTCACATTGTAATTAAAGAACAGAAGACCGGGAAAGAGAAACGTTTCATTATCAATACAGCGTTAAGAGAAAAAATAAATGAGTATGTAAGTGGAATGAATGAAACAGATTGCTTATTTGCTTCTAAAAAGACAGGAAAACCGATCACAAGAATTCAAGCTTATCGAATTATGAACGCTGCTGCTGAAAAAGTAGGGCTTGATGAAATTGGAACGCATACTCTTAGAAAAACTTTTGGATACCATTATTACCAAAAAACAAAAGATGTAGTAATGCTACAAACAATCTTTAATCATTCCGCTCCATCGATTACATTACGTTATATAGGGATCCGACAAGATGAGATTGATAAATCATTAGAAGACTTCAGTTTATAAATGAGACACAAACAAAAGTAGCGAATTTGCTGCTTTTTTATTTTGTATAGAAAAAGGAACCTCTAAGGATCCCTTTTATACTACGCTGTCTTATAATTTTTATCTTTAATCCTATTTTTAGTAGCCATTAATGCAGCGTAGGTAGCTATAGCACTACCTAAATCATAGACTTGGAATTTGTGGTCAAGAGCAAGTCCTACAATGAAATTGTAGCTGTATATAAAACATGTAATACCGAATAACCATAACATAAACTTCAAGTCTTTTAAGCTCAATCTATAATTCTTGATTTTTTCCCACATATGTATCAGCTCCTTTCAGTATGGGTTACTTATAATATTACATTTAAATTTATAGATTTACAATAAAGCAAAAAGCGATTAGCGTGAGGTGGTGTAAATGGAAGAAGAAACTATAAACGTTCCTACATGCTCTGTTTGTAATGAACCTTGCATGTGGACATTAAAAATGCCATTAACTATTACTCATTTTGATAAAACATATCTCCGTGAAGCAAATACGGATAATGCTCATATATGCATTGAGTGTTTAGAGAAGGAAGTGCAAACAATTGGATAAGGGGGCAGGTGTTATGTAATTATGGCCAGACAACGAAGTCCAGACCGTAACAAAGCGTATGAAATATTTAAAGAACATAACGGCGATATTACTAATCGTAAAATTTCCGAATTGTTGTCTACATCCGAAAAAACTGTAAGTGAAAAAACGGTTGGTGGATGGAAATCCAAAGATGGATGGATAGACCAATTAAATGGAGTACTCCATAAAAATGAACGGAGTACTCCAAAGAAAGATACGGAGTACTCCAAAAAGAAACCAGGAGCACCCAAAGGTAATAAGAATGCTGTAAACAATCGCGGTGGAGCTAAAAAAGGCAATAAAAATGCTGTCGGTAATTCCGGAGGTTCTGCTCCACTGCGTAATGGTAATGCTGTTACTCATGGTTTATATAGAAAGTACTTACCAAAAGAATTATATGATTTAAAAGAAGAGCTAGAGGAAGCGATTAACAATGATCCTTTATCGATTCTATGGGAAAGTATAATGTTGCAGCACGCTCAAATCATTCATGCTCAACGTATTATGTTCGTTAATAATAAAGAGGACATGACAAAGGAACTAAGAAAGAAAAAACTTAGTGAAAGCGGATTTGAAGAAGAGTGGGAAATTCAATTTGCTTGGGATAAACAAGCGAGTTTCTTAAATGCTCAATCTAAGGCCCTTTCTACTTTGTCTGCTCTTATTAGAGATTTTGATAGATTAGCAAATATAGATGATGAGCGGCGTGCCAAATTTGAATTTATCCAGGTTCAAATCGACAAAATTAAATCTAATACTAATAATGATGATAACAATATTGAGCCAGTTGTCATTGTAGACAATATCAGTGGTGATTTAAATGTCTAAAAAGCAAATCGGTGAAATACTGCCACCGGCATTTCATCAAGTTTGGTTAGCTCGTAAATGTGAATCGATATTAAAAATCGTTTGTAAAGGCGGACGTGGTTCAGGTAAATCTACTGATATATCCATTTGTATTGTTATGGATCTTATTCAGTTTCCTATTACAGTGCTTTGCATACGTAAAGTAAAGGATACAATAAGGGAATCTTGCTATGAGCAAATAAAAGAAGCTATAGAAATACTAGGTGTAGAACATTTATTTCGTTTTAAAGAAAGTCCAATGGAAATCATTTATAAGCCGCGTGGAAACAAAATGATATTCCGTGGCGCTGATGACCCTGCAAAAATCAAATCTATTAAGATAGCCAAATATCCAGTTGTTATTGCATGGTTTGAAGAATTGGCTGAATTTAAATTAGAGGAAGATGTTTCTACAATAGAGAAATCTATTTTGCGTAAAGAGTTACCGAATGGATTGCGTTATAAGATGTACTATTCATATAACCCACCTAAAAGGAAACAATCCTGGGTTAACAAGAAGTTTGAAACGCAATTCAGACCAAAGAATACATTTGTACATCATAGTACATATCATGATAACCCGCATATTTCTAAGCAGTTCGTGGAAGAAGCAGAAGAAACAAAAAGGCTTAAACCGCAGCAATACGAACATGAATATGAAGGGAAACCGACAGGCAGTGGTGTTGTTCCATTTAGTAACCTTAAATTCAGACGTATTACAGATAAAGAAATTAAAACATTTGATAATATACGTCAAGGAATTGACTGGGGTTACGGGAATGACGCGCTGTCTTTTGGTCGTATGCATTATGACAAAACACGCAGGAAGCTTTATATATTTGGTGAAATACATGGTGTTAAAATCAGTAACCGTTCATTAGCTGAAAAGATTAAAAAACTCGGCTGGGATGATGTTGAAATAATTGCGGATTCTTCTGAACCAAAATCAATCGATGAAATGAAAAACGATCATGATATTAAGAAAATTAAGGGTGCAGTTAAAGGGCCTGGTTCTGTTGAATACGGAGAAAAATGGTTAGATGATTTAGTAGAAATCATAATTGATCCCGAGCGTTGTCCAAAAACTGCAGGTGAATTTGAAAATATTGATTATGAAGTTGATAAAGATGGTAATCCGAAAAACAGATTACAAGATAAGGACAATCATAGTATCGATATGACTCGTTATGCATGTGAGGACGATATGAGCAAACGTAAAGTAGTTATGGGTGGAAAGGTTAAAAGAATGTAGTCGAGCATTTATTGTTCGGCTATTTCTTTTGCTTTCTATTAATAGAAGAAAGGAGGACATACAAAGGATATGAGCGACAAGAAAACCATAAAAAATGTAAAAGTATTTAGTATAAATAAATCCGCAGATGGCCCAAAGAATAAGGAAGATAACAGCAAACAAATGGCAGTTGACCCATTCGCACAAATATATGGAGATAGGGGATTGGTTAAGCCTCCTTATGATATGAAGGTACTGATGGATATAAAGGAAAGTAACCCTATTCATTCTGCTTGTATTAGCGCGAAAGTGGATGATATTGCAGGTGTCGGCTTTGACTTCGCGCCTTTTGAAGAAGTGAAAGAAGCAGCGAGCCAGGAGCAATATGAAATGCTAAAAAATTTCATGCGGAAGTGCAACCCAGAAATGACAAGTTCAGAAATTTTTAGAGCTGTATGGGAGGATTATGAAACAGTTGGCTGGGGCATTATTGAAGTTGTTCGCGATAATAAAGGTGAAAGTCCGGTAGAGCTTTATCATATACCGGGACATACAGTACGTGCTCATAAGGACAAAATACGCTTTGCTCAAATCGTAAACAATAAAGAAATATGGTTTAAAAAGTTTAATTATCCAGATGATTATCATCTTGCTGATGGTAGGCCTTTAGGTGCAGATGATCTTGTAGGAAATGGAACAGAAAAAGCCGGAGAAGTAATTGTTATTCGTAAATTTGGTTCTCGTTCTTCTTATTATGGGATACCTAATTACGTTAGTTCTATAGGTTCAATAGTTGGTTCACAAGCAGCAAGAGATTATAATATCGACTTTTTTACAGGTAAAACCATCCCGGATTCCATTTTATTTCTTGAGGGAGTCGATGAAGTAGATTCTGGAACAGAAAATGAACTAAAAGCATTCTTCTCTGCAGAAACAAAAGGAGAACATCATAAATTAGCCGTTGTACCTGTGCCAGATGGTGCGAAAGCAAGGTTAGAAAAGATTAGTCCAGATGTAAAAGAAGGTAGTTTCCGTTTATATAAACAGGATAGCGCAATGGAGATATGTGTGGCCCATCGTGTACCGCCTTATCGTATCGGCTGGGCTATGACAGGTTCATTGGGGCAAACAACTGCTAAAGAAATGAACGAGATGTACAAGCGCTCTATTATAGAGCCTGGTCAAGAAATCCTAGAGCATCGATTGAACAATCAATTGTTCCGTGTATTCGCTGAAATACTAGGTAGTTTAGATTGGCATTTCAAATTAAATGAAATTGATACGGATGACCGTGAAGCAGATTTAAAGTATGCGAAAGACAGTTATGAGGGTGGAATATTAAAACTGAATGAGTCTCGTAAAGTAGTCGGTTATGAACCTGTACCAGAAGGGGATAAATTCTTTGATGGTAAAACTGAGTCTTCTCTGCCTGAACCAATTGCAAAAGCGGCAGATAATGAGCAAGATAACTTAATTTCTATTAATGCATTTAGGGAAAAGCATGAAGAAGTAGAGAAAACTATGCAAAAGAAGGTAGCGGATTTTTTTCCGAGCAGGGAAAACGGCTCTTAAACCTGCTTCCCGTAATTCGTATTAATAAAGCAGATGAAGAGATTGATCTCGTAATTGCAGAAGCAGAAGTTGATGAATTTCTTGATAGTGTCGATTGGGATGAAGAAAGACAAATGTTTGTCGATGAAGTCACAGACACGCTGCAGGATGATGTAACAGAATTTGTACAAAGTGCCATTGCAACAAATGGTTTAACTTGGATGGTATTAGATCCAATTGGTGACGTAGCTGCAAAATGGGTTGCTGCTTATGCCTTTGAATTAGCAAAGGGAATCCATGAAACTACTAAAGATAGATTAAGAGAAACAATGTTAAAGAATCTTAGTGAGGGAATGGGTGTCGATGCATTAAGTGTTTCTATTGCAGATGTAATGTCAGAAGCAAGCAACTACAGAGCAATGATGATTGCGCGTACAGAAACAACATATGCAATGAATTACGGCAATTTAATTGCTTATAAGGGCGCAAATAGAAATAAGAAAACATGGCTTACTGGAAACGATGAACGTGTTTGTAAAGAATGCGGTGGTTTACATGGTGAAACAGTAGATATTGATGATCTATTTAGCAACGGAAAGATGTGTCCGCCAGCTCATCCACATTGTCGCTGTACTATGATTTCAGAAGAGTAATAAAATACACCTATTTGATTGGGGTTTCATCGTCAAAACGTATACGGCTTTAATTTGGCTGCTATGCGTTTTGACAGTGGAACCCCAATATTTATAGGGAAGGAGGTAATAAGATGGGATACGAACTAAAAAACGCCAATATCAGTTATATTTCATTAGTTACAAAGGGCGCAAACGGTCGTCAATTTGCCATTATGAAAAGCGAATCTGCTAAACATCCCAATATATCAAAGCAAGTTCCAATCCTTAAAACAGAGGAAGATAAGCAGCTTGTTACAGGGGTTGTGTATGAACCGGATGTAGAAGATTCACACGGGGATACAATGACTGCAGAAGAAATAGAAAAGGCTGCTTATACCTTTATGGAAAATTACCAACATATCGATAAACAACACGATGAAATTGCTGGTAAAGGAACAGTTGTTGAAAACTGGATTGCTAAAAGTGATATGACAGTAGGCGAACAAGAAGTACAAGCAGGAACATGGCTTATGACTGTTCGTGTCGATGATGCAGACACCTGGGAAGAAATTAAAAAAGGTGAAGTTACCGGTTTTTCTATGGGTGGCTTTGGTGAACGTGTGGAAATCGCGAAGGAAGAAGATTTTACTCATGAAGATAAAGGTCTTATTCGAAAAATGCTAGATTTCGTTAAAGGTGAAACTCACAAAATCGCAAAAGGCGAAGTAAAAGACCGCTTTATTGATGAAAAACAAAAGCGTGATTTACGGGCTGTTTTTAATTTGTTTGAAGATGTGTTCTATTGGGAGATTTGGGAAAGTAATCCCGATATCGACCGTATGGCAGCTGCTCTTGACGATATGAAGGACATACTTTCTTCTATTAAAGGTGGTTATACCATTGCGAAATCAGAAGACAGTGTACAAGCAGAAAGCATTGTTTTAGAAAGTATTAAAAAAGCGGGGAAAGTATTATCCCAAAAGAATCATACAAAATTAGATGAAGCATTAGCTTTAATTACTGAAATAAAAGAAGCTGCTTCACCACAGGAGGAAGATGAAATGAAAGCAGAAGATATTGCAGAGATTGTTAAACAAGCAGTAGAGCCACTAGCTACCAAGTTAGATAAGATTGAAAAACAAGTGAATGGTGAAGAAGTAGAACCGACACCAGAAGAGCAAACGGATGAAGAGAAAGTTGCAGCAGTTATTCAAAAAGCATTGGAGCCATTTGCTGAACGTCTTGAGAATATCGAAAACGCGGCTTCTATTCGTAAAGGTTTAGATCCAGACGAAGAATTTACACCAGGACAACAACAAATTAAAAAGTCTAAATGGGCAGGAATTAACCTGTAATATAAGGGGGAAATATTAATATGGGCACAATGAACAATCAGGATTTATTAAAACGTGTATCTAGAATTGAAAAGACAATTACTACAGGATCAGTTTCTTCTGGTTTATTAAATCCGGAGCAAAGTAAAGAATTCTTTAGAATGGCATTTGACGCAACACCATTCTCTCAATTACATCGAAAAGAAATGCGTAAAGCAAAACAAGGTGTACTTGATAAAGTTGGTATTGGCGGCCGCATTCTACGTAAGAAAACAGAGAATAAAGATGAGGATTACCGTGCAGGTGTTACTACATCAACTATTCCATACAATACAAAAGCACTTCGTCTACCTTGGGAAATTACAGAAGAAACTCTGCGTGAAAATATTGAAGGTGAAGGTTTTGAAGATACTGTAATGACACTTATGTCAAGTCAAACAGGTATTGATTTAGAGGATTTACACTGGAATGGTGATGTTGAATCATCTGATCCATTTTTATCAATTAACGATGGTTGGTTGAAGAAAATTTTAAAATCAAAAGAATCGCATATTATTGACCACGCTAAACTAGTAACTGGTACAGGGGAAGAAGCAAAAGCTAATGGATTTGGTAAAGGATCAATCTTTGCCCTATCTGGTGTAATGCCAAATAAATATAAAAATAGTAATCTACGTTGGATTATGTCACCAAATCGTAGAGAAAAATGGATTGAATATTTAACAAATCGTCCTACAGGTGCAGGTGATGCTGCATTACTAGGAGCGGGAGACCAAGTTAATAAACCGATGGGATACGGAATTGTTACAGTTCCTTCTTTATCAGATGACATTATTATTCTTGCAGATCCACGTAACTTTATTGCTGTTAACACATATGAAACTCGCATTCGTAAAACAACAGAAGGTAAATCTGCAGTAATGGAAGATAAACGATTCTATGTAATTCACTTTGATGATGATGCTGTAATTCAAGAAATGGATGCAGTAGCAATCCTAACAAATATTCCAGATGCGTTTGGAGCTTAATATCCAGGCGTATTTTTTATGGAAACAAACTCTTTGTTATTAGGGTTTTGAATGTATACTTTTTTATCATTTTCTTATTTTTAATAGAAAACGATGTAGAAGTAATAAAACCAATAATTCGAATGTAAACTTTCATTGATTAGTTTACATTCGAGAAAGGGGTGCTAATTATGAAAGTAGTTACGCTGCGATACGGCGGTACTTACACCGCTTATGGACAAAAGTTCAAGAATGGCCAAGAAGAAACAGTTGCAAATGATAAAGCTGATTATCTTGTAAGTACTGGACATTTTGAACTTGTAAAAGAAGTCGATAAGAAGGAGAAAGAAACATAATGGACATTACCATGCAGGACATTAAAGACCGCGTAAATGTGCAGAAAATGCCCGATACGGTTATTCAAGAACTAATAGATTACTATGCAGTTATTGTTAGGAAGTATTTAAGAGTTAAGCCGGAGAATCCAATGAAAGAAGTCATTCAAACAAGCAAACTAGCTTGGCTTTCTTTTCCTGCTGAATCTATAGCAAAAGTCACTCATGTTAATTCGAAACAAGATATGACCGATTCTATCACTGTAAATGGCCGTATTGTTTATGGTTTATCTGAAAATCAATTGTATGAATTCGAATATAAGATACAAGATTACGATGATCTGCAGGTACTTATGAGGAAATGTATTATTGATTTGGTTATTTCTGCAGTAGTTCGTGCTAACTTGCAGCGAAAGGGAATGAAGACTTCGGAAAGTATTGGCGATTATTCGTACCAGATTAGCCCAGAAGCGTTAAATGAACCTGATACAAACAATAAGATACTCAACGGTTTAAGAGCGTTTAGAGCAAGAGTTAAGCCGGTGATGGCTACATGAATACGTACTTCGATGATGGTGATATGGATGATTTATATATTCATGAGGTAGTTGTAAAACGAAAAATGAAAAAGAAACAATCCTCTGGTAATTATGCAGAAACAGAAGAAGACATTTATGAGAATATGACTTGTCGTGTAACTACTAATTCTGCTGCTGATAATGAGAAGTTCAAGCGTGATAAACAAAATTTCGATACAACCTTTAAGATATATGCACCTGCTTCTTATAAAATTAAGCCTAATGATCGTATCCATTTCAAAAGTGAAGAATTAGGCGTTGATTATATGTTTGAAGTAAAAGGCGAACCGCGTAATCCTGCATTTATGAATCATCACATTGAGATTTATTGTGAAAAGGTATGATTATATATGGCAAATTCAGTAGAAATTGAGTACTCAAGTAATATGGAGCAAGTAAAGACGCATATTAACGCTATGTGTGTTGAAAAGGTTACAGCAGCATCTATTCATTTGCAAAATCAAGTTAAGAAGAATCTCACGGGTAGCCGTAGCGGTAAGCAATACAAAATACCTCATACGAGTCGTAAATATACTGCTTCTAAACCAGGTGAAGCACCTGCTGTTCGTACCGGTGACTTGCTAAATTCGATTAAATACAATATTAAACGGTCACAATCAGAGGTATTGGGTGCAGTAGGGAGCGATTTGAAAAAAGCAATATGGCTTGAAACTGGTACAAGTCATATGGAAGCCCGTCCATTCCTATTAAAAGCGTTTGAAAAAGAACGTAGAGAACTTAAAAGAATGATGGGAGGGTAATAGATGTCTAACGTTATTGCTGCTATTAGAATGCTTGTAGAGAACGATGAAATAATAAAAGCTAATCTATCAGAATATGGTGAAGGCGAGGATAAAGGCCCTGCTCTTACATTCCAAACCGCACAAGATGATATGGACATGCCTTATGTAGTTATAAGAATTGAAGCAAATAATCCGGATGACGTTGAAATTATAGACCGAATGATTCTTAATTTTGATGTGTATTGTGATAACGGGGATTATGATAAGGCAAATGCAATTGCTACACGTATTGAGAAGTTACTAGATAGAGAAGTCGGTTTAAAAGATAATGGGATACTTTCTATACATCGTGCAGGTAGTATCCCTGTACCAGACGAAGACCCATCTATCATTCATATAAATGTAAAATTTCTTGTCCGAACCATGCGAACGGACTTGTATTAGGGGGTAGGACAAATGAGCTGGAAATTAATTAATGGTGTCCGTGAAGGGACTACAGATAATTTTGTTATCGGTCCTGGTGTCATGTACAAAGGATTTAAAAGTGTAAAAGAATTAGGTGAACTTGTAGGAGCGACTACAGGCGGAACAAAAGTTGGTTTTGATCGTGAGTATTATGATGCAGATATTGATGGTGTACTAGGTAAAATGGTGCGTGGTAAGTGGTTATTAAAAGATGAACCGCATGTAGAACTTACATTAGTAGAGTTTACAAAAGAAAACCTGCAGTTAGCTTTACCAGGGATGACGGTAGATAGTACAACTGAAACTGATTACGATATTATGAAACCTTCAAATGATATTCCAGATTCGAATTACCATGATATTGCACTAATTGGTATGATTTCGGGTAGTGAGTTACCAGTAATTTTTGTAATTCGTAATGCAATGGTAGTTTCATCTATTGAAGTGGATTTAAAAGACGGTAAAGGAACGGTTGGTTTGAAATGTAAGTTTATCGGTCATTACAGTGAATCTGCACCAACTACACCACCATACGAAATCTATTTACCAAAGAAAAAGAAAGCAACAGTACAAAAAGCACCGGCTACCGCATAAATGGTAGTCGTTTTTCTATTGCATAAAACGAACGGAATACAAAAAAGGAGCGGACAAAATGACTTCTATATTAGAAAAAATGATGAATACCGGTACAGAAATTACAATCTTAGGTGAAAAAGTAACAATGCGACGATTAAATGTAACGGATGTTTGGCGATTCGCTAAGATTATTTCGAAGGTTGGACGCAGCGCAATGGCTAACTTTGCTGCTTTCGGTAAGGATAAGCAAGTAATGGATGAACTAACTCAAGCAGCAGAATCTCTTCCAGAAGAAGAAAGACAAGCACAATTAGTTGCACTTAAAGAGAAGCAGCAACAAAAAGGATTAGAATTTGCCTTTCGTGTTCTAACGATGATCCCTGCTTGTGAGGATGATTTTACAGAGTTCTTTGCTAGTTTATTAAAAGTGAAAGCCGAAGAATTTAGACAGTTCCCTCCGGAAGCAATGGTTGCTGTTATACAGGGCCTATTAGAAAGTGAAGACTTAATGACTTTTTTCAACCAGGTCAAGGGACTCGTGAAAGTTCAGAGCGAGAAATGGAGCCAATCAGCAGCAGCTCCGATTCAAGCTTAAACGAAAATTCAGATGAATATTTAGAGGAAGCCGAACAAAACATGTTACGTGCTTTCGATAAGATCCAAAAACGGTATGGATGGACAGATGATTATGTCTTATCAATACCGTATTCGCGTTTAATGGACCTGTTTTCTTTAATTGCACAAGAAGAGCAGCAAGAAGAACTAAATGAGTGGAAGAAGATGGCGTTCATTGGCTTTCAAACTCGTCAACTTGAAGAAGGTACTACTTTTAATGATTATCTTCAAGCCTTTGGACTAACTGACACCCAGGACGATAAAGAATCATCTTATGAAATGGGTGAAGTATGGACGAAAGAAGAGTGTGAAGCGCATGTTGCTCAAATCATGGCTCACTTCCAAGAAGACGATGAAGAATAAAATGGTTATCGGCCCCGTGAAAGGGGGTGCGTAAATGTTAGCTGAAATGTTCCAACTGTTCGGAACGATTGGTATTAAAGCAGAAGGCGCTTATAAAGATTTACAACAATTCGAAGATCGTGTACAAAAAACTGCAAATGGAATGCATGATAAGTTTCAAAAAGCAGGGGAATCAATTAGCCATGTAGGTAGTAAGATGCAAGAAACAGGCGCAAATATGACTGCAGGTGTTTCATTGCCTTTAGCTGGTATTGGTGCTGCTGCTGTAAAAGTAGCGTCTGATTTTGATGCGTCTAATAGAAAGCTAGAATCTACACTTGGTTTATCAAAAGAAGCTACAAAAGAGCTTGGTAATGTTGCAAAAGATACCTGGAAAGATGGATTTGGAGAAAGTATTCAAGAAGTTGATGAAGCTGTAATACAAGTAAGTCAAAACATGAAGAATCTTTCTTTCGATGAAATGCAGGGAGCTACGCAGAACGCTATGACTCTTGCGAAAACTTTTGACACGGATGTGAATGAGGTTACACGAGGGGCCGGACAGCTTATGAATCAGTTCGGTTTAAGTGCAAAAGAGACATTTGACCTTTTAGCTTCTGGTGGACAAGCAGGATTAAACTTCTCAAATGAAATGTTCGATAACATTTCCGAATACGCACCTTTATTTAAACAAGCAGGCTTTTCTGCAGAAGAGATGTTTACCATTATGGCAAATGGAACGCAAGATGGTTCATATAATCTCGATTACATAAACGATCTTGTGAAAGAGTTCGGTATTCGTGTACAAGATGGATCAAAAGGTGTAACAGAAGCCTTTGCAGAAATGAGTCCAGAAACTCAAAAGGTTTGGGACAATTTCAACAAAGGTAAAGGTACTTCTGCAGATGTGTTCAATGCTGTTTTAGGCGACTTAGGGAAAATGGATGACAAAGTAAAAGCCAATCAACTAGGTGTCGCAGTATTCGGTAGACGATAAGTTGTGCCGAATTAAAATCGTTCAAAAACGGTGAAGGCTAACTAAATTACAATAATTGTATGTTATAGTATAAGAGGATAGAAAAGGAAGTCATGAACCTTTTCGAAAGGTGTTTTCCCAAACACTTTCCTCGCATTGATTCTTTGGAAAAGAAACCTATGGGAGGTTTTTTTATTATGTACAAAATTTGTAAAACATGTAATGAATCTAAAGCTATCACGGAATTTGTTAAAGATAAGAATAAAAAAGATGGTTATCGAAACAGATGTAAGAAGTGCGAAAATTTAAGACGAAGAAAAACACCGATAAAACCAGAATCTAAACCTGGATATAAATACTGTGCAAGTTGTGGGGGAGAAAAACAATTAAGCGAATTTAATGTAAGATTTAATGCAGGAAAATATAGAGCTTTTAGCTATTGTAAAATCTGCGAGAGAAAAAGAGATAAATCAAAATATAGTCATGAATGTGAGATATGTAAGAAACGCTACACAACAGGACGAAAAGATAATAAAATTTGCGCTGATTGTTATATAACTCATGTCTTTAAAACCGATAAAAATCCAAACATCCTTTCTACAATCGATTTTAGTGGAGAGAATAATCCAATGTACGGTAGACAGCGGTTTGGTAAAGATAATCCTAATTACAATCCAAACAAATCGGACGAAGATAGAGATCTTGGTCGTTTGATTGAAGGCTACGGCGTGTGGAGACGTAAAGTTTATGAAAGAGATAATTTCATTTGCCAGTGTTGTGGTTATAGTAAAGGTGGAACTTTGGTAGCTCACCATTTAGATGGATATAGCTGGTGTGTAGAAAAAAGAATCGATGTGAATAATGGTGTAACACTTTGTGAGAATTGTCATAACAAATTTCATTCGATATATGGGTTGAAAAATAATACAAAACAACAATTTATAACATATAAAAACAATCAAGAGTACTTATTATAAGTGCTCTTTTATTATTGTAATTTATACGCTAATACCGTGGTAAAGCACATTTTAAAAAGTGTAGCTCACCGTAACGCATAGGAGTTGAAACTGCTCAGCAGAATAAAATACTCCCACGAGTGAACGACAATCATTGAGATTGAAAATATATGCTGAACCGAGGATGAATTAACATCCTATCATGCGGAGAAATCCCCGGAGGTAAAGGATAAAAAGCCTTTACGATAACAAAATTGACAAAATGGGAAGACATGGGTGCTCAAGCTGTATTAGGACTTAATAATGCAAATGGTGCGTTAGGCGATGTTGAGGGCACAATGGGCAAAATGCAGAAAACACAGCAAGAAGCTTTTGGTGTTCGTTGGCAAAAGTTAATGCGTACTACAATGGCATCTTTAGAACCATTAGGACAAGCTATTTTAGATATTGCAGAAGTGGCACTCCCTCCAATTATTAAAGCGGTAGAAGTTGCTGCAAAAGCATTTAGTTCTATTCCTAAGCCAATTCAAATTGGTATCGTAGCAATTTTAGGTATGGTTGCTGTATTAGGGCCATTAATTGCCATGATGGGCTTTATGACAAGTGGAGTAGGTGCATTTGTTGGTTCGTTTAGATTCCTTGTACCAGTATTAACAAAAGTACCAATGCTATTTACAGGGATCCTAAAACTTGGCCCTAGATTAATAGGTATGTTCGGAATGATAGGAAGAGCCGTTGCTTTTCTAGGAAGTACTGCATTTGCAGGATTGTTAAAGGTTGGCCCTAAACTTATTGGTATGTTTGGTGCAATAGGAAAAGCCCTAGCACTGTTGGGCAGATCCATGATGACCTTACTGATGAATCCTTGGACAATCGCCATACTAGCAATTGTAGGATTAGTATATCTAATTTATAAAAATTGGGATGACATTGTTAAATACACCAAACAAGCAGTTAAATGGCTTGGTGATGCCTGCTCTAAAGGTTGGGATGCAACTGTAAAAGGTGCGAAATCCGCTTGGAATGGGTTGTCTAAGTTCTTTTCTGGATTTTGGGAAGGCACGAAAAAGGTATTCAGTTCTGCAATGTCATTCATAGGTAAAATATTTTCTAAAGCTTGGGATGGTTATGTAAAAGTAGTTAAATTTTATTTTAGCTTAATGAAAAATATAATTACCTTTGGTTGGAATGCAATTAAAGCTGTATTCTCTTTCGCTTTAAACCTAATCAAAACTATTATAGTAGGTGCTTTTAACTACTATAAGACTCTATTCCTAACAGCCGTTAAATTATGGCAGACGATATTCCGTACAGCATGGAATATCATTAAGACGATCTTTACCACTGTACTTAATTTCTTGAAAACATTTATTCGTGCTGCTTTTGAATTCATAAAAAATGTGATTTCAACAGTAATGAATGTTATTAAAACTATCATTTCTGCAGCATGGAATTTTATAAAAACAGTATTTGTTACTGTATTGAATTTCATTAAAAATACTGTTCAAACAGCATTCAACTTTATTAAAGACATAATTACTTCCGTGATGAATGCAGTTAAAAACTTTATTCAAGCGGCATGGAATTTTATAAAGTTCATAATCATTAGTGCAGTACGTGAATTTGTTGGTTTTGTAATTACTAATTTCAACAAATTATATAACACAATAACCGATGTTGTTGGCGGTATAAAAGAATTTATTGTTAGTAGCTTTAAAACTATAAAGAAAGCAATCACTGGTGCATTTACAGGGGTTGTAGATACTGTAAAAGATGTATTTAGTAAAGTAGGTTCCATAGTAAAAAATGTAGCAAAAGATGCAGTTAGCTGGGGAAAAGATATTATCGCAGGTATTGGTGAAGGTATGTCCGGTATGGCAGATTGGCTTATAAAAAAAGCTAAAGGAGTTGTTTCGGGAATACCTAAAGCCGTATTAAAGTTCTTCGGTATCCGAAGCCCATCCCGGTTAATGATGGAATACGGGGGCTATATTACAGAAGGTCTTGGTGTAGGGATGGAAAAAATGATTCCTGCAGTAGATAAAGCTTCTGAACTATTAAATAAAGCTGTCGTTCCACCTAAACCAATGAAACTAGTAACCGATGTATCTAATCAAATTGGACAAATGGGAGCACGTTCTGCTGATCTAATCGGTAAAACTGCACATCCATTTGCTGGACAAACCCACGTTGAGAAGAAAACAGATAATGGCGTATCAATTCAAAATGCTACATTTAAAGTCTCTGTTGAAAAATTACAATCTGCAGACGACTTTGTAAAAATGAGAAAGCTGCTACAAAACGTAGTTGCTGATGATCTAATGGGAATGGCGGTGCGAAATGTATGAGTATATTAAAAACATTGCATAGAAGAGCTGGTTCATACCATCTCTTAGGAAAGGCTGCAGAGTTAAAAGACACAATAAGATATACCATTGATTTCTCATGGCCAGGGACATATAACTTTTCGTTTTTGTCCCAGGTTCCTATTGGTTCTGATGGAATGCTACCGAATAAATACTTTGTTGTTCGGGTTAATGGGATTGAGAGATTCAGAGCACGAGGCCCTTATGATTGGGAAGCGAGAGAAATCTTTGTAGGTGCAGGCCCACAAACGATTGAATTTACAACAATCGGTTATGGTTCCTCTGATGTAGCATATATACGCGACGTACATTACTATGCTTTTGGGCATGTACCTAATATCGAAAAGATTGAACAAACAAAATTACCGAAATCACTAGATGGCTTAAAAACTTATAATGTCATGCACGGATACCCTCGTTACCAAAGTGCGGGAAATAAAGGCTGCGAAGTAGAATTTACGGCTCTATTCAACGATATCGATCATTGGCGTGATTTCATGAGGGAAATATATCGCCCTCATATTATTACAGGTGATTACGGTACCTATGGGGGTATTATCCCACCAAATGAAGTAGATGCAATACGAAAAGGAACGCTAGTCATAGCAAAATGCAAATTAATATCTATGTCACAAGCAGGAGTAGGAGTTGATGGAATGTGAGAGAAGGATCTATTTCTTTAATTAGAATGTTGGGGAGCTATTTCCAGGTTGGGAATAACTCCCCTAATTTAATTGTTTATATGAAAAGAAGAGACTCTTCTTCTTACGTACAAATACAACACCGTGTAATAGGTTTAGAAGTGCAGGAGAACGCAGATCAGTTTGCTAGTACATTTACTATTACCTTTGCGAATGAATACGGCCAAATGGCTCCTGATAACTGGTATGGTAAGTTCTCTTCTATTTCAGAATGGTTTTATAACAGTGAGGTAACAAATACAAACCAGCTATATCCGCAGACTGAATTTAAAGTGTCTATTGGCTACGGTGAGGAAGCATTACCTTATATACATGGTTTTGTATCTGATGTGAAGGTAAATGCCGAAAGCGACACGATTTCAGTTACCTGCACTACATCCTATAAGAAGGTTTTACATAAATCAGTAATCCCAACACCTGGATCAGATGAAATTGTTGCACCTACCGGTAATGTTTATGATGTTGTGAAGTTCTTCTTTCAAAAAGCTGGGGTTGTTCTACATGGTAACAGAGTAAATATTCCTGGAACCAATCAGAGCTGGATTGTAGAAGGAGCAACCGGTAAGAGATTTCAAAAATGGGATGAAATTGTTCGCGATATTATAGATACAACATTCCATTATATTAAACACGAACCAGACGGAAGTTGTACATTTATGAAAATGCCAGACTATGCAATTAATGAACCTGCAAAGTTTAGTTTTAGAGAAGGAGAAAACCTTATCTCTTTAGATATGCAGCTAACTGATCAGGATATAAGTAATAGTATTGTTGTTAAATGTGGAGATTACGCAAACGGATTTCTTAATTCGTTTCTATTAAAAAATGTATCGCAGGGTGATTTACGAGAGGAAATGATAGAAGTTCCCTGGGCGACAACGTTCTTTGCAAGAAGAGCAGTTGCTGCAGCTTATCATTTAAAGGCAATTCAGAAGTTCAGAACATTAACAGTAGCAGTAGTTGGTGATCCAAGGATTCAATTATTTGATGTTATTTCTGTTTACAATAGAGATTCTGGTCAACAGTGGAATTACTTTGTTAAAGGGATTAATACAATGATTTCTGCAGATGATGGATTCTATCAAACTTTAGATTTAACTGTTAACTATGGATATGAACCTGCTCCCTATACAGATATAACCGGTATTACAGTAAATGTAGATACATTACGTTTAAAACTTTGGGATTGGGATGTAGAGGATGGCGATTTATTAAATATTTACTGTAATGATAAATTAATCGAAGAAAATTATTTCATCCGGAACAATCCAACATATGTAGATATTCCACTTGAATACGGCGTGAATATTATTGTATTTGAAGCAGTACGAAACCCAAAAGGGATTCTTACAGGACGTTTGCAAGTACTGGATACGAAAAATAATATCTTGTTTGATTATGGTTCTTTACCAGATTTATCATTTCCTCGGGTAAATCAAGATGCAAATCACTATTATATCCAGCGTCCAGCCAAAACATGGTCTGTGACGCGCGTGAACTAGGGGTGATTCTATGATAATGCAAAAAAACTTATATGATCCAATCATGTATTTGATGAAAGGATTAATTGACAGGCAAATATATACCGGTGGTAAACCAATGCCTGGGAATGATCCAAATGACGTGTTTAAAGAAGGCATGACCGAAGGGTATACACTTATTCGTGATGGTGCTCGTTTATCTGCAGTCGATGGAGATAAATATTTACACTATGATTTAGCCTTTAATTCACAAGGTATGCTAGAAAAAGTTCTTATCTCTCATAAAGTAACCGGAAAAGAGATGGAGATACAATTAATATATAATGCACAAAAACAATTGGAACGTGTGCAGCCGCGACTTCTTAATAAAGGTAACGGTATACTATCTGATTTACCAATTCCCGATGTGTCGTAATGATGCACGGGAATTTTTTAATACAAGAAAAAGGGTGATTGCTCTTGTTTGAAACAACCTATTTAGCTGGTGGCCGATTAGATCCACCTTTTCATCCAACTAAAACAGAACCATTCATACCTGGTTTCATTATGGATTCTACATCATTTAAAACCGATGAAAAGAAATATACATTACCTGCAGACATGGAGATTTATGCAGTTAGTGTTAGTTCTTCTATTTACGAATTAGATGATAAATGGGATTTAATCGTGAACGGGCAAACCGTTTGCCAAGATATTTATACAAAGCGGATCCCGGAAGGTATGCATTTTATGGTTTATAAAGCAGTAAAAGCAGGAGACACAATTGTATTTCGATTCCATAATCAAGGAATTCTTGATAAAACAGTTTGGTTTGAATTGCACTTTTTAAGATAAGGGGGCGTATTGATGAGTTTTGCTGTTACCTATATGGCTGGTGGAAGATTCGACGCACCTTACTTCCCAACAAAAACAGAGCCATTCATACAAGGGCGAAGAGTTGGTATACATGATGAAATTCATTTAGATAAGTTTTCATTACCATTCGAAACAGAAATGATTGCTTTTTCTGTTGCTGCTTCACATTACAGTGACTCGGACTACTGGAATTTATTTATTAATGGCCAACAAGTATTTAAAGAGGTTTATGTAAAAGATGTGCCGGAGGGATTTAATTTCTCCATTGTAAAACCTATACCTGCTAATGCAGAGCTAAAGTTTGAATACCACAATGCATCCGCAGAGAAAAAGGCTATATGGCTTAATTACCAACTATTAAGAGATTAGGAGCGTGTAATAGATGGCATACGTTGAAAAAATGTATACAGAAGGCGAATTCCAAGACGAAATTGTTAAATTGGTAATCGCTAACGGATGGAAGAAAGTAAAATCATTTTTCAGAGCTGTTTATCCAGATATGGAACAGAAATCTGACGATGATACAAAATTTGAATTTGGCATGAGTAAACACATGTTAGTGAAGAACAATAGCGGTTCTATTTATGGGATTGCTCAAACTTCAAAATGGTCAATTAAAAAATCAGAGGTTAAATACAACTTCACAAATGAAGAAGGAAAGAAAGCTTTTGCTGAAGACGGTAAAAAACGTCTAGAGAGTGGTAGGGATCGTTCTTGTTTTTACGTTTACATGATTGAAAATGAACCAAGCGTTGCTGATGAAGGTGTACTCGTTCTCCCTTATGAACCTAACAAATTTGAGAAAATATTATTAGATGTGGAATTAACTAAAATAGGAATTACTCAAAAGTCAAATCCAAATGGTTTCGGTACATATAAAGTTTACTCTTATGATGAAGCAGAAACACAAGTCATGATGTCCCCTTGGGTGAAAGTAACATTACGAAATACAAATTTACAAGGTATCAATGCTCAAACAAATTGGTGGCCGGATTCATTGGTTCGAATTAATGGCCAAGTTGATGAAAGTCGCGTTGTTTTATTAATACAAGCTGATAATACACCAGCTTTTGAAAATAATGTAGTTCCAGTTACACCGCTTTACATGGGGCAATTAGAGAGTTACGCAAATGATGATACATTAGGTGATGCATTGTGGGCAGGAACCGCATTCGATACAGGCAATGAGGATGCATCACATAAATTCGATTTTAACGACCCGAAACCATATAGAAATGTAGAGTCCTATATGCCTGTTATGAAGTCATATCCGCGTTCTCCAGGTAACGGCATCGATAACGTAATTATTAAACGTTCACGATTGGGAGCGAGGTACCAGGCTCATTATATTGCTTGGAATGTAGCACCTAACGCAATGCCACCAGATCGTGTAGGGACAGACGGTGGCCAATACTCACTATCATGGCAGTCGCAAGATAATGATGAATATAAATATCAATTTAACCCGTCTGTTTATAGCAATAAAGTACATACTTCCCGTGCTTATATTGTTCATCCAGATGAAGGTGTACGTGGATATTTACCTTATATGATCCTATTGTCTCCACTAGGTCTATTAAATGGCGATAGATTAAAAGTTAGAAAGAATACTTGTCCGGATTCGCATGACATTTACAAATTCTTTAATGTAGATGCTATTTCACCAATTACAAAAAGACCTGCTACGGCGTATCGTCCTGCTGGATTAGGTATTTTTGAGAAAACAGTATAAAGGAGTGTACATATATGTGGTTTGATAAAGTCGTATATTTACAAACATTACCGCAAGAATTAGAAAAACTATTTGCAGATAACGGTTGGAAACGAACGCTATTTTTCCAAATTAAGAGCGGCATTTCAAAATTTATTGATGTAAGGTTGTTTGAATCGTTAGGAAGTGATGGAGAATGTAGAAGATTCGGTATAGCAAATGCGTATGACACTGCTGATTCTGATTTCACTGATAGCCGGTTTATTTCTGCAGATTCTCCATTAGGTAAATTAGGGATGGGGGATGGAGTAAAGAAAGACTTCTCTATCCCTGTTTCTCCTGTTCTTGGCCCTTCTGTCATTGTATATGTAAATGGGTTTGAGCAAGAAAAGAGTAAATATAAGGTGGATGCAACTACAGGAAAAATAACATTCACTACCGCTATTGCAAAAGGCGATAAAGTAACATGCGAATATAGATTAGCTATCAACACATATGAGCCAAACAATGATATGCTGCTATTTACTTTCAATCGATACTTTATTGAAAAAGAGATCCTTTCCGGTGATAAATTAGGGGAATTAGGAAAAGGAAATGGAACGAAAAAGAACTTCGCATTGCCATTCCCTAACTTTGACGAAAGCAGGACCGTAGTTTACAAGGATAATACTATTGTTGATCCTAGCGAGTATTCGTTCACTGAAACGGAAATTGTATTTAAAACCGCACCCGCAGCAGATACAACAATTAAGATTAGCGGTATTTATTTCTTATTACCAAAAGAAGACGGAACACTGGATACATTAACGGCAAAAACAAGTTTCGATGTACAAAAGATGGAAAGTATTATGGGCGAAGTATATTCTACGATTAATTTTGTGAACCCATCGCCTTATACATCAATTAGTTTTACACCAGAGCAGCGTTTCTCTAAGGAGTTAAATCGTGATTCTGTTGTTTATCTGTATGGGAACGCCAATAAGGACCGCCTAATTATGTTTATGCGTGTAGATCCTACACCAAATCCAGTTCGTGCATTATTCGTTCCATTGTATATCGGAAAATTATATACATTCGATGTGGCACCAAGAAAAAACATGATTATTTTAAGCGGCTGCAGACCAGGCGATCAATTTGTATATTCACCAAATAAGAAAATCGGTAATGCGCCACTTGATTACGGTTCTGATACATCAAACGGAAACGAAACGGTTCAATTATCACAATCAAGTACAGGAGCCATGTACCAGCATCATTATTTAGCTTTCATTACTCATGATATGTCAGTAGATAGTGGACAAGGACGCTTTAATCCATCGGTTTATAGTGGTAAATATCATTTATCTCAAATTTATATTGTGCATCCAAATGATGGCTATGTTGGAAAGCTGGATGATGTATATGCAGTTCATCCAAAGAATATCCAGCAAGCAGACGAACTAGAAATTGAAAAAACAGTTGTAGATGAAGTACTTGGACAAGGTGACGGACACCGTAAAGTATTTCATCTAGAACATAAGCCAAAAGGCGAAACGTTAAGATTATTCATTTCATGTAAAGAAGTAGAAAAAACGGATTATGTATACAATGCAGACGATAAGACCGTTACATTTAACGAAGCACCGGTTATTGGTTCTGAAATCACAGGCGCTTATGAAATGGCTCAATTATATCGTTACACATTACCGACAACGCCCGTTTGTCCTATGACACAAGCAAAAGCAACACCATTTAATCCAATTGGTTTAGCAATCTACAAAGAAGATATTTAAGCATAAGGGGGTAGCAGAAGAATGAGTGAAAAAGTTTATTCTATTGCTTCCCCTTCTATATGTACCAAAGAAAAAAGTCATGTTGTTGTCGTTGGTTCTGGACCAGATAGGAATGAAAAAGTTTATTCTTTTTCTATTACACCAGCAAATACAGAAAATAAAAATGATGTTGATTATCCAATTTGTATTGCTCCTTATGCGAGATATAAGGCTGTTAAAGAAGATAACGCAGGAGTAACCGCCACAAAAGTAAAAGCAAAAGGGATTTTAACAGATGTTGTAGAGAATGCATTGCGACAAATAGAGGTAGAAGCCTACATTTCAAATACAACTGATTTTGATTTAAATCGAAATATAAATGTGGCCAATATTGAAATGCAGCATTCGCAACGAATGGACAATATTTTTGTTCAACTAATTTCTGCAGAAGCATCACCACAACATAGGCGAATTTTCGATATAAACCATATCGAAGGGGTAGAGAGCACAAAACCAAGCGAGATAGAAGCAATGGTACACGCTTCTGATGTAACAAATCTTATAACGAATGAATATGAAGTTGCGCCGATCATAAAGCAGGATTTACTAAAAGGTAAGTTACGTGAATTCGCTGCAGGTGTGGAAGTATTACCGGAATGGGTAAATGTTGCGCGTATTGTATACGGTGAGTGTTTTTATAATGACCTTATGGCCGACAGAGTTACAACGGATTATGAAGCTGTATCAATGCATAATGAAACGAGCGATATTGTTACCAGGGAGCTAAAAGCTACACATGCAGAAGTTACTTTATCTACTGCAGTTCCAAATATATATCCTGTATCTATTGTCGAAAATGAAACTGGTGATATACAGCAAAAAGAAATACTTCTTCATGCTCCAGTACAATTTGAATTTGGTACAAAAGAGCGAGAAGTTAAAGGGATTATAGAAGAATTTGATTTGTTCAATGGTATGGGTATACCGGTTTATCTTCCGGATTATGATTTATTTGCTCGTATGCAAAGGGACATTGAAACATCTATTGCTACACAATATGTATCGAACCGCTTAGAAGAAATAGAAAGCGTGAACCTGCTCCCTTATGAAAATATAGAAAGCGCGTATTTAATTCGTGACATAAATGTAAAACAAATTAACCTGGATCACTCTATCCGAACAATAGAACTTGGTGCAGATGTTATTGCAAGTAATGAAGTAAGCAAGAAAATAAATGTATTTGATACCGAAAGAAATGAAGCTGCATCATTTACAAGAACAAAAGAACAGTATGCGAATGTAGATACAACACACGCATTTGAACGTATCGTAGAAACACTTGATTCTATTTATGCCGATCAACAAGAAATCGCAAATAAAGAAAATGTATTTACAGCAGCTGTAGAGGTAAGACAAGAAGTTAAAAATGCTTCACGGGTATTATCTGTTAAAGATATTTCCGGAACTGACGATGCAAATAAATCGCAAAACATATTCGAGATACAGACAATTGTCGCAGAAGAAGCGGAGAGATTACATGAAATAAATGCCGGTATTACTACTGCAGATTATTCTCACCGTATCTTAAAAGAATTACAAGGCGTATCGCCAGACGTTACTTTTGCAGAAGTGAAAAATGAGTTGCAAGCAACTGTAGTTGAACTGGATCAAGCAGATAAAGAAGATACTGCAGTACTTACACATGTAGATGAAATTTCTTCATTCGGATTAAAAGAACGCTTAATTATTACCCATGTAGATACTGATGAAGTTGCCAATAAAACAGAAAAAGAATTTCAAGCTAACATGGAAGAGTTTGATTTATTTGAGGGCCTTGGTATTCCTGTATATCTTCCAGAATTCGATTTGTTCGGCCGTGTTCAAAAAGAACTAGAAACACGTATTACCTTATTTAATAATTCATCTAAATCATTAAATGTGGTGCAGATTAAACTAGATCAAACAATTGAATCTGAAATAGCAATGAAAGAACATACAACTGCAGTAATTGAAGAAGTGGCTTCTGACACCGTTCCAGTTACCTTAGATGCTGAACATATATCTTTAGATATTTCTTATAAACAGGATACACAACAAGCCCTTATTACAGAGCAAGAAGCCTTTACCGGTATACGTGAATTTGAAGGCGGAATTATCTCTGATATAACACCAGCTGATAAAGAAGTTATAGCGAGAGATACAAATGTAATTGAAACTGTAGATGCAGCAAGGGATTCTGAACGATATGCAATCGTTAGTGAACAAGAATTATTAGAGCGACAGGCTATTGTAGACGCTGTGACTAACGAAGTTGATACATTTGATAGGGAATGTGAATTAGAAAGCGTTACAGAGGAATATGAACGGTTTGAACGTATACCAGAACGAGAATCAGTTCTAGAGGATAATGAACTATTCAAAATGGAGAGGGTACTAGATACAGAAAAACCAGATGAATTAATAATCATCGAAAAGGAAAATGATGATCCGAAGTTATGGCTGCGACATAATCGTCAATCTTGGTGGACAAATTCAAACTGGAAGAAAACGAGATAAGTAGGAGAGGATACAATGGCCAATCAATTAGGAAAAAGTCTACTAAACCCAGAATCCGGTTGGACACGAAAGTATTGCAGTTTAGCAAACGTAGGTCCAGGTAATTTTTTTTACGATATGCCACTATACGGAAGTCCTGCTGCACAAACTGGAAGATGGGATGTAGTGGGCGATGATAAAAATCTTATTGATGCAAGTGCCTGGTTTGTAGGGAGAGAAGAGGGCCGCACATTTTCGTTTAAGTTTACCGGAACATCTTTACGCATAATGCTTAAAAGATGGCATGAACACAGATTTAACATTGAAGTCAGTATTGATGGAACTAAGTTTACTGGTTCTGTTCCTGCTACTTCTAGTTCTTTTCATGTTTGTTTTGAAAAACTAGATTTAGTGAAAGGTGAGCATCTCGTTACAGTTACAGCAAAAGGTTCCGCTCTACCACCAGGAACACCTGGACTTATTTATACATTTTTAGCTGCTGTTGATTACGCAGATTTAAGTGCTAAAGTCGGTGATGTATTAAAAGAACCGGAACCAGGTTGGAAGCGATTTGATGATACGGATAGTAATATTAAATATACAGGCACTTGGAATCATCTAGCAAACTCTAAGGGTTACTTTAACAATACAGTATCTTTTCATAATAGTGATCACGGTAACGAACCTTTCACCTGTGAGTTTGCATTTTCGGGAACTGGAATTCGAGTTATTTCAGAACACAATAATTACTCAAGTTATCGATATCCAATACAAATTACAATAGACGGTTCTTCTGAAACTTACACAATTTCTCCTAAATCTCCATTACAACAATGTTTAGCATATGAGAAATTAAATCTTTCAGCAGGTATTCATACAGTTGTAATTGAAGCTCAAGAAAATATTATAGATGCTATTGACGTATTACGGGGAGAATTACTATCACCAGATTTAATTAAAAAGCCTAAAGTATCCTTGTATGAAAAAGAAAGTGGAAAAATATTTATAGATGATTTTGATTCCGTAAATCCAAAATGGCTTATGTCACCATCAAATGTATTTAACAACGCTGTTAAAAAAGGATTCTTGCGTATGAATCATTCTGCAGATAGAGACGTTATGCTTTTAATCGATAAACCACAAAGTAACTTTGCAATCCAGATTATCGCGGACTACGCTCCTACAAAAGAAGGAGATGAAGGCGGCTTACTGATTTATCAAAATGAAAAGAATAAAGTTGAGTTTCTTGAATCCTATTCTTCTAATAGTTCACAAAGCAATAAAGAGTGGATGGCGATATGTAAGGAAGATCAATGGGACTTTTACACAAAAACAGATACATTTTTTGATTATGCGGATAATGATTCATTAGCAGCAAAAAGAATTGGTGTTGTTTTAAAAAGAGGAACTACAGAGGGATTTGTACCGCTAGACATCAATAAAATTATTATGACAACAAGCAACATGTTACGTCTGCGCCAACTATATGAAAATTATATGGTTGTATTAAAAGATACTGCAGATAATATCCTTTCTACTAACATTGTAGCTGCAGCTCATACAGGCATTGATATTCTACTTCCTTCTTTAGAGTTTGAGGGAATCATAGAAATATATGATGAAGAAAACGAAATACTAGCAAAGAAACAAGCTACCTTTTACGGTGGGGATATGTATTGTATGGGTTCATCCCTGCAAATCAAAATGAATAGCGAAGAATTAAATACAACGGATCCAACGAACTTAGGTTACATGGTGAATAATGAGCGTATTGTAAAAATGACAATCGTAAATGATAACATCGGTGCTGCTACAAATATAAAACTATCCATTCAACAATACATGGAGAAAGTCGGTTACACCTGGGCGCTTATTTCGTTAGATGGGACAAGCTATTTGAATGAAATACAGATTGATTCAGTAGCTGCACAAAGTACGCGTGATTTTTGGGTAAAGGTTGTGAAGGATACAAATTTCCTAACATTTGAACCAATTTATTTTAATATTCATCTAAAACATAATTGAGGTGAATACAATATGGGAACTGTAATGAAACCGCCACGGACTGAACCACTAGAATACGCATGGAATAAAATGAACATATAGCTTTATTAAAACCAAGCGTGCAGCAGCAGGCTTTTTTATTTTGGTCAAAATTTGAAAGGAGGTGAGAACTTGGAAAGAATTCACGAACTCATCAAGGCATTGAATATAAGCGATGTTATTACAAGTACTCAATTTAAAGTAGGTGGTGCTATCGGTGGTGGATTAGGAACAATAATTAATTTGTTATACGGTAAAGCGAACTTAATTTGGATCTCGATTTACTGCTGGATTATCATGCTCGACTGGATTACTGGTAGTAAGGCTTCAAAACTAGATGGGACATACTCATCACAATATGGAATTGAGGGCATCACGAGAACCGTGGTGCTTTTATCATTACCAGCCCTTGCACATTTATTTGATATTGCTCTTAAACTACCTGATTTCTTTTTCTTCATGGTAGTCGGTGGATTGAGCTACCACATTTTTAATAGTTTCGCAGCAAACTGTGCACGAATTGGCTGGGAAAAATGGATTCCTGCATGGTTATTAGAAAGTGTAGCATCCGAAATTCAAGCAAAAATCCAAAGAAGTGATGCACGAAAAGAAAAACATAATACCAAATAAAAAAATACACGCCTTACATAAGGAGAGCATTGTCAAAAGACGGTGCTCTTTTTGTTTGGCAAAAAGGGGAAAATACACAATGAAAAAACCAATCAAACTATTTAGCTCATTATTTATGACTCTATTACTCTTATTTTCGTTTGCTACGGATTCATTTGCCGATAGAGTACTAATCATCCAAGACTTACCGAAACAAGCATATCGCTACGGTGTGGGCGCTTATGAGGGCGTTGTTGCACATAGTACTGCAACACCAGAAGCACCAGCAATTAATATTAGAAATTACGAAGCTAGAACATGGAGAAATGCATTTGTTCATTATGCTGTAGATTGGAACGAAACAATTCAAATTGCTGATACAAAATATATTGCTTACGGTGCTGGACCATCTGCAAATAAAAGATTTGTTCACGTAGAACTTTCTGAAACTAGCAACCCAGATAAATTTAAATCTTCTTACGAGCGTTATGTAAAACTATTAGCTAAGATTTTAAAAGATAGAGGGATTCATCCAAGCAAAGGTTTATGGACACATAAAGATATTACTTACAAATTAGGTGGAACTGACCATGAAGATCCGATTGATTATCTTCGCAGTCATGGTGTATCAGAATCACAATTCAGAGCGGACGTACAAAAGGCGTATGAAGGTGCAACAGTTACAATTAAACCAAAACCACAAGAGCCATCTCAAAACGTTGTAGGCACAACAGGAGTAGCTTATATTGAAGGATTTAACGTCAACCTAAGAAGTGGACCATCAACAAATCATGGTACTATCCGTCAATTAAATAAAGGGGAATCATATCAAGTATGGGGAAAACAAGGTGATTGGTTAAATCTTGGCGGTAACCAATGGATTTATAACAACCCTTCTTACATTCGATATGAAGGGGAACAAACTAATACTTCAAGTTCTGTAGTAGGAAAACGTGTTGTTTCTAAAGTGGACGACCTTCGTTTCTATGACTCTGCTTCTTGGTCTGATAAAGATGTAGCAGGAACGGTAGATGAAGGGCTTGGATTTACTATTGACGCTAAAGTATCAGTGAATGGTTCACCACAATACAAAGTACACAACAGTAAAGGCACAACATACTATGTAACTGCAAATGAAGCCTATGTGTATGTAAAGTAGGGGAACCGCCAGCATCTTGGAATAAAATCATGCTAAGCAAAAAAATACAATAAGCTGCCCATATGGACAGCTTATTTACATAATTATCGATATCGGAAGTTACAGTTATTAATTATTTATGAAATCTTTTCTTTTGTGCGAGTAATGTTTCTTCTCTGTAAAGTGAATAGAATCAATTCCTATGCATGGACTGAGATCCCCATCCAAAATATTGGTACCACCAAAAGCAAAATGCTTTAATTGGTGCAATTCCTTAATAAAACCAATGGAAGGTATATCAGCACAATTCCAAAGAATAAAAAACTCTAGTGCCTTTAAATCCTCAATTCTATATAAGTTTTCAATATTTTTACACGCCTCAATTTCTAATCTTTGTAAAGAATGATTTAAGCCTTCTAAATTCCCTAAATCATTTAATGTTCGTAAATAATTCAATTCTAATTTCTTTAATTTTTTTAACTTTCCTATACCTGCGAGAGAACTTATTCTACATTGGGTAAGAACTAATTCTTCGAGCTGTTTTAAGTTACTCAACTCTTGTAGATTTCTTTCCTTTGGGGCATATTTCCACATCCATAATAATTTTAGATTTTTGAGATGACCAAGTCCTTTTATCCTCTTGCTCCAATTTAGAAACAGCCGTTCTAAATTAGAAAATGCTCTTAGATCAATTTCATTTTTTCCATCTATAACAGTTGAATCAGTTAAACTAAGGGCTTTTAAATTTTTTATATGATATAAACCCGATATATCTTTTAAATAAGTGCTATCTAAGGATATTTCTTCAACGGTAGGACATTCACTTAAAAAATTCACGTCTTCACTTTTATAATACCAGTCTATTATAGCTATCTGAGTAATCCGATGTTGGTTTATATACTCAATACATTCACTCAAATATTTATGTGATACTAAAACCTCTATCCCTTCTGAGTCTTCTCTTATTCTGACATTACCGATCATTTTTTCCATATGTACCCCCAAGATATATTGCTCTATTTATTAATATAACTTATTTGTAAAGAAGAAACACAATTCAACTTATGTATGCTCCATTCACATCAAGTTAACATAACGTCCTATTATTGGTAGCAAGAAAAAGGCGAATCCCCTTTGAAATTAGGGATTCGCCTTTTTCTTTTTCTATAACCCTATTCATCTTTTTATACATTCTTGTCCTGGCGTGGGTTCAGGGCTCTTGTTTGTTATTGGATTAGCCAAAAAACTGTATAAAATCTTGCATACTCTTAGCCTGTATTTTTCAGAAATGCTGTACTGTAGGAAAGCCGTTATATTCCATGATATAATACCTCACTTTTGTTTTTTTAACTCCACTATAAACGAACGTATGTTCTTTTTTGAAGTGTAAAAAAAGCGCCATCACTATCAAGTTGATGGCACGCAATATACCCAAAAATGATTATAGCATACTTTTATGTAAAACTATATTAAGGCGAAATCAACAATTTTTAACATGAATATTCAAAAATAAGTTTATCAAGTTAGAATATTCAAAAAATCATTTATATAAACAAACATGTTGTGGTAACATTTAACAAAAGGGAGGTAGAAGTAGATGAGTGTTGACATTATTTCTAAAGAAGAAATCACAAAATTATTAAACGACTGGTATCAAGCTATGATTTCACAACGTGTATTACAGTCTAAGAAAATAAAAGAAGAGATTGCAAATAAAATCAATAATATTAAGGAAGACCAAATAATATTAATCTACTATGCTTTATTGAATGCGCGGTATAACCTGCTAATACGCGATATGGATAGTTCGAAAGATATTTTGGACAAGATCGAACCATTACAAGAGCCTACAGAAACATTTTTAGAGTACTATCATCATTTATTTAAAGCAATTTACGCTATTAATACAGCAAACCATAGTGAAGCAAGAATTCAATTTGAAGAAGCTGAAAAGTTTTTAGAGTACATGCATGATGAAATTGAAAAAGCTGAATTTAATTATTGGCTTGCAGTTCATTACTATCACATATTGAAACCAATACTAGCAGTCCAATTTGCTACGAAAGCGAATGAAGTATTTTCAAATAGCCCAGGGTATGAGTTGAAAACTGCTGCATGTTTGAATACTTTAGGAATGGCACACATTAGACTAAATGAATTCGAAAGTGCAGAAGAACATTTACTTTCAGCACTCGGTACCTTCCAAAAATCTAATGATGAAATTCCTATTAAACGAGTTAAGCATAATTTAGGGCTTTTATATGCAAGTCAAAACATGCCAGAGTTAGCAATTAAACACTTAGAGGATTCATTAGAAAATAACGCTAAGACTATGTTTCTTTTAGCAAGAGAACACTTTAAGTTAGGTTACAATCATATCGCCAATGAATACATTGAGAATGGTTATAAAATAAGTGACTTATGTTATCGACATCATTTTCAAATTTTAAGAGCATTACATAACTATGCGCCACAAGAAGAATTAGAAAATGTGGTTATAGAAGGTATTTCTTATTTTGAAAAAGAAGAATTATATGATTGGGTAAAAGAATATGCTTCTCTTTTAGGTGAAATATTCTATGGTTCAGAAAATCACAGAAAAGCAAGCAAGTATTTGCACATCGCTTTAGATGCAGACAAAAAGAGCATAGAAAGAAGGGCGCTAAAATGAAAAAAGCAATCTTATTAATGATGATGTTATCCGCTGTTTTTACTTTTGGTCTTACTAATGTAAAAGACATACCACAAAACGAAGCAATTGAAGTGTTTATGGATCATGGAGAACATATTTAAAACCTAAGGAAGAGGGCGCTTATAGTGTCCTCTTTTTAATATCCATTATTTATATGATAAGGTTGCAGGTACATCTTTCGGTTATTGTTTGATAAACGTAAAATGTTTCTAAAAATGTGTATACAAAGGTGTGATTTTGTACTGTATATGTTCACATATTTGCTCACATTTTGTTCACGTACTATATAAAAAAGTATGAAAATCTATAAAAATAATTATTTTAATAAAATTTGTTCTAGATATTAAAAAGTGCCAAACCCCTTGTGGTATAAGGGGTTTGGCACTTTTGTGTTTTTTATGTTTTATCAAATAAACAACCCTAAAACTGCTCATTCTTCTCCCAAGATTCAACGATATAATGAGCAATTGTTGGGTTATATCCTTTTCCAATTAAAAACATAATCGCAGCGACTTCTGTTAAAGCGTGTTTATGTGAAGTATGTTTCGCTTCATTTAAACCATAATCTACCCAAGGTTTTACGAAATCTAATACAGGTTTCTTTAAAGGTAAAAATTGTGTACCGACAACTTGTTGAATTTGTTGTTGAGTCGGTTCTGTAATAGGCCCAGGTGGTAAAATTTGTGGTTGTGTAATATCTAAAGTCGGACCTGGTGGTAAAATTTGTGGTTGCGTTGGATCAATTGTTGGTGGTTTAGGTGGTGAGACACGTGCGTCGTAGTTGGGTTGATACATTTGTTGTTGCTGAGTTACATATGGATTTTGTTGTTC